TTAAAAATAATACAATTAAAAATAATACAATTAAAAATAATACAATTAAAAATAATACAATTAAAAATAATACAATTAAAAATAATACAATTAAAAATAATACAATTAAAAATAATACAATTAAAAATAATACAATTAAAAAAATTATTTTTAATTAAGATAAGCGTTAGATGGTAGAGGTCCTTCATCAACAAAATCACCCGTAATAGAATAACGCTCATCATAAGAAGGCATATTTTTTAATCCAGATGGTTTATATCTATCATCAAATAATTTGCGGTCTTCATTAAATTGTTTTGACCATGTATTAGTACCTAAATTAGGAGCCGCGGGTTTTTCAAATTTATCCGAAGTATAAATTCTAGATTGAGTACCAAACCCAGTAGTTAGAGAAGAATAATTAGATGTAACACCAAAAGATAATTTGCCGGCATCATCATCGCCAATAATTTGTAATTCATCATTAGGTTTAAGAGGTGGAACTAGTGGTTGACAACCTGGACAATCAATATCAGAAAGGCATTGTTGTCCAGTAATAGAACAACGATTAGGAGGACCACACATATTTTTACAACTAGTTGTAGTTGTTAATGGTACATCAACATTATGTGTAGTATCTGGAGTGCCAGTATCACGAATAAGTTGGGTATTTGCATCAAATCCTTCAATAAATTGTTTTGTGATATATTTATTTATAACTAAATAATTAATCCATTTAAAAATATATATTAAAAGTAAAAAGCTAATTAAAGCAAATAAAATAATAGTGTATTGATTTTTTGAAAAATTCATATAATATTAACTAATATTATAAAAAATATTATAAAAAATATTATAAAAAATATTATAAAAAATAAAATAATTTGTACAAGAAGAATAAATAGAATAAATTAAAATAATTTTATATTATTAATATAAGAATAAATGACATCTACAAGTGAAACCTCAGCAATTGATGAAAAAAAGGGTGAAGATACAGAATCAGAAGAGAACTTTGGAAAGGATATAGGTAAATTTTTAGTATCATTACTAATAATTGTATTAGGGTTACTTATTTATTTCTCTCTTGGGAGTAGTGTATTATACGCATGTAAAATAGCTCAATCAAATATTTTACCGACAGATGAAAATTGTATGCCATATGAAAGTCGTGAACCAAATATTCAACCGATTCAAATAAATATTTTTGAAACTATGTTTAAAGATCCTGCCTTATCTCAAAAAATATCATTTCCTTATTCAAAAAACAATAAAAATACTATTTTAGACATTTTAAGAGATTATAAGCAAAAACCAGATTCTCATTATTTGGCAAATTATTTTATTTCAATTATGGAGAGTTTATTTACATTTAATTTTTCAGCCTTAAATACATTTTTAAATTTATTAAATCAAACTCCTGAATTTTTAATACTTATTTTTGGTCCAATAATAATGATGGTTTATACATCAATTATACTTTTTATAGAGTTTTTTTATGTCATATACTTATGGTTTTATAAAATGTCTTGGTTTTTTTCAGAAAATTTAAATACAGGTGATACAGGTAAGCCAAAATGGGAAAGTTCTCTAGGTCCAATTCAAGTATTTACAGGTTCTTTATTGGTAGTTTTATTTGTTGTTATTTTTTTGGTAGGTTTATTATTAATACCATTTATTCCATTTATAGCACCATTAATAATGATGATTAGTGTATTTACAATATTAAGTTGTAAAGGTGAAATGAATAATAAAGTTGTTTCAGTTTTATCAATAATTACGGATGTATTTAAATATAATAAAATAACGGTAACATCAGTTATTACATTTTTTGTTATACTCTGTGCTTTTGCCACATTGGGTGGATTAGCAGGAGGTGTATCAATATTTACGGTAGCATTAATATATTTTGGAATATTATCAATTGATATTTTTAATCCAATAAATGAAGACCATTTATCTAAGGTAGTAAGTTATGATCAAGCAAAAAAAACGTGTAAAGTTGCGAAAGAGATTGAAACTAAAGGATTTATAAGTTCTATGATGCCATGGAGTGGTGGTGGAAAAAAATTAGTAAATGAAATTAAAAAAATAGGTAAAAAAATTAAATGAAACTAAATGTAAAAATGTAAAAATGTAAAAATAATAGTTATATAAATTACAATATAAATATTAATTGTAATTTATATTAATAATAATGAAAACTCCAAAACTTAGTAAAAGACCATTTGTAAGTATATGTACACCAACATTTAATAGAAGACCTTTTTTTGCTTATATAATTAAATGTTTTGAAAATCAAACATACCCAAAAGATAAAATGGAATGGATTATAATTGACGATGGTACAGATAAAATAGAAGATTTGGTAAAACATATTCCCCAGGTTAAATATTTTAAATACGATGAAAAATTAATGTTGGGAAAAAAACGCAATTTAGCGCATGAAAAGGCTTCAGGAGATATAATATTAAATATGGATGATGATGATTATTATCCTGCGGATAGAGTAAGTCATGCGGTAGATATGTTAAGAACTAATCCAAATGCTTTATGTGCGGGTTCAAGTGAAATATATATTTATTTTAAACATATACAAAAAATGTATCAGTTTGGTCCTTATGGTCCAAATCATTCAACCGCAGCTACATTTGCTTTTAGAAAAGAACTATTAAAGGAGACAAGATTTGAAGATAATGCGGCGGTAGCTGAAGAGAGACATTTTTTAAAAGGTTATACAATTCCATTTGTTCAGTTAAATCCAATGAAAGCAATTTTGGTATTTTCACATGAGCATAATTCTTTTGATAAGAAAAGTTTATTAGATAATCCAAATCAATATATGTGTGTTTCGGATAAAAAGGTGGAAGATTTTATAAAAGAACCAGAGTTGATTAAATTTTTTATGGAAGACATTGATGATTTACTAAAAACGTATGAACCAGGAAGACCAGAAAATAAACCGGATGTAATAAAACAATTAGATGAAATACAAAAACAAAGAGAAGAAATGATTATAGAGCATGAAAGAAAACAAAATGAATATCAAGATACAATAAATAAAGTTAATCAAATGTATGGATTAAATCAGAATCAGAATCAAATGAATCAGATGACAGTAATTATTCAAGAATTAACTATGGAAAATAAGTTATTAAAGGATAAAGTAAAATATTTGGAAGATAAAATACGACAAATAATAAAGGATCAAATAGAAAAATCTAAACAATCAAAATAATTAATTAATAAATTAATAAATAAATGAATCAAGTTATTTAATATTTAAACACAATTAATATTTAAAGATATAATTTTAATATTAATAAAATGGAATATGATGATAGATATAATCCTGCTAATTTGAATGATTATGATGATAATAATAAAAGTCAAAACCAGAAACAACGTGATACATTAAAAAAAATTCAAAGTTTGAATAGAGGATATCATAAGTTCGAGAAAAAAACTGTAGATTATAATGGAAATATTAAAAATGTTGAAATGGGTATATATGGTTCAGGTGGTCCTGGTTCGCAAATTAGAAACGCTGAAACTGGTGAATATTATAAATATAAGGTTGGTACAATGGATGAAGATTTGTTTTTTAAAACTATGATATCAACTGGTCCAGGTAATCTTACATTATTTTATGATAGCCCATCACAATATGAAAGACATCAATATGTATCTTTAGACGATCTTATTAAAACAAGATGGGAAAATAAGAGACAATTTAGGTTAAATGTAATAAATCAATTAAAAGTTAAATCTAAACTTTAAAATAAATAAATAATAAATATATATTATATAATGACTCGTCATTCTAGAAAAAGAGGAGGAGGGCAAATTGAAGATATTCAAACCCAGCTAGATAGCATCCAACAACAAATTAATGAAATGAAAAATCCCGGATCTATTTCTAGTTCTACTACAGAAATAATGGAGATTTTACCAGAACCTATATTAAAAACAAAACCAGTTATAAAAACTTGGGTACTTGATAAAACAGACAAGTTCAATGATGGTAATTCTGGTCGTGTTACTCTTGCGTTTGGTAGAATTATTACCCTTTTAGATAACAATATTAAAAAGGGTGATACTAAAAAAGATTGGATGATGATTAAACAAAAATTAAATGATGCTAATTCTAGAGATGAAGTACAAGATATTATTAAAGAATATAAAATAAATTTTTCATCTAATTATGTGGCAGGAACTAAAAGAAGACGAAAAAATAAAGGTAAAAAAATGTCGCGAAAGTATAAATAAATAAATAAATCCAAATAAGTAAATAATATAATTGTTATTTACTTATTTTATAAAATATATTTAATAAATCTAATCACAAATACTATCATCATCATTATCAACAATAATATCATCATCCGCGGCATTTTCTTTAGTATATTTATCTAAATATCTATATATTCTATTAATATCCAATTTTGTTATTTCATAATTTTCAAATAATATTACAAGCTGATTATCATCATAATTATTTTTCAATTCAAGAAAAAATGAGAACAAATCCTTTTTATCCATTCCAAGCTGCTGGCATAAGTTTTGAATGAATAAAGAATTATTATATTCGGTAGAATATTTGGTTAAAACTTTTGTGAATCTAACTTCACTAGGATTGTATTTTTGTTTTTTTTTAAAAGATTCGTGATATAATTTATTATTTTTAAAAGTTTTAATTAATGAACTCATTTCATTAAATTGCCAAATTTGTTTTTGAAACGTAATTCTATCAATATAATCAGAAAAGCACATATTATCTAATTGTTTAATATAAAAAGGAATTGAAGTACTTTTATCCATTTTTCCGAGTACATCAATAATATTTTCGTGCCATAATAAGCCTACAATTGTTCTATCGGTTTCATTCATAATTGTAAGATGATCGTCAATATTATAATTATTATTAATAAGTTTATTAGTAATTTTTTTAGTGTCATCATTGTATGATTTTAATTGAAAAATATTTTCAATAATATCAATTTTAAAAATATCATTTTTATTAACATAAATACTATAAATATTATTTAATTTTCTGATATCACCTTGAACGTAATTAATAATTTTGTTTCTAAAATTATCTTCAATTGTAGGGATTAATGTTTTTATTATACCAGAAATTTGTGTTAAGTTGGGTGTTTTAAGTTCAATTACATTACAAACCTTCATGAGTTCTTTAATTTTTTTATCAATATGATAATTTCCAATACAAATAATAGGATTTATTGAAACTTCCTCTAATTTTTGTTTTTTTGTTTTTTTTGGGCGAATGAGTTTAATAAGAGTATTGATTCCGCCTTTATCTCCATTATTCATACCATCAATTTCATCCATAATAATTGCTATTCTTTTGATTTTATTGTTAAATAAGCTCATAATATTTTTATCAGACATATTATGTTTAGTAATATTATCAATAATAGATTTATTTCTGATATCGCCCGCATCATATTTGATAATATCATAATTCATTTCTTTTAATATATTAGTAACAAATGTTGTTTTTCCTGAGCCAGGATCACCATAAACGTAAATACCTTTTTTAAAAAGAAGATTATTTTTATTAAGCTCAAAATTAGTAAGTATTTCTTTAATATTCGAAGCTTTTTCTTCTCTGTTTAAGATTTTATTAAAATTTAAGTCTTCCATCTTATATGTTTATGAATATTCTTTTTATGTTGATTTTTACATAAACCAAGTTTTTCAAGAAAATTATTAATCATAATTCTACATTTTTCTGAATCATTTTCAATACAATAATCTTTAATAAAATAAATATAATTTTTATAAATAATATTTTTATATAAATATTGTTTAATTTCAAACCATTTTAAATAATTTTCTTGAATAATTTGATTAAAAACAAAATCAAAATCCCGATAAACAATATTTCTAATATAAAGTTCAAAATTATTTTTTGGTATTAAATCTCGTATTAAATAATGATTCGATGTATAATTTTCGCGATTTATAAATATTAAATTATTATTTGAAATATATTTTTTAATTGTATTAATTAAATCTATTGGTAATTTATTAATATAAATAAAAATATTATTAGAGCTATTTAGTATTTGTTTTTGGTTCATTATATATAAAATTATATATTAATAATTTTATATATTTATATATTTATACAATTTTATATATTAGAATATTTATACAATTTTATTCATCGTCTTCTTCATCTTCAGCATTACATGGATTTTCTATACCATAAGTAATACCATCCCAAGATACTTTACAATTATTAGCCCAAGTATATTTAGCACACGTACCATTATCTCCAGTAAACATATCTTTATTAAAATCCATTGTTTGATGTTTTCCAGATTGTGCGGGACAAACGCCTAAATCTTTTACATTTATACATGTAGAATTATTTCCAGAACCGTCGGCTATCCACCAATCAGGACAAACTGGAACTAGAGGTGGCCAGGTTCCTCTAGTGGTTGATCTTAAAATAAAACCCATTACAACTAAAGTTATAATTAAAATAATTAAAGCAATAATTAAAACGATTTTTTGAAATCCTGACATTTATATATAAAATAAATATATATAATTTTTCTATTTAAGTAATATAAATGAATAGTTTAAATCAAAGAGAATCAATATCAAATGGAAGAGAATCAAATGGAAGAGTAACAAATGGAAGAGTGGATATAAAAACTCCAAGTACTTCAACCTTATTTGAAATGTATGATAAAATACCAGCACATCAATGTACTACATTTAGGAATCCAACTGAGGGTCTTTGGGATGAAACTCCATTATCAAATATATATTTCTCTCGAGCTAATATTCAGATATTACAAAACGGAATAAGAGCAGGAGTATATCACAAGTCAAATGGTCAATATACAATAGGTCCTCAAGACTGTGATTCTTTAAAAATTATAATGCGAAGCGTTTTTTTACAAAATTCTTCTAATCAAATAAATAATATACAACAACAAATAGAGGAACTAAATAAAATGGTTTTGAATTTCTGTATTCAACAAGTTTATAGTGAGGCACAAGGATATATGAAATATATTGATGACGCAAGCACATTAGTAGTGCCAATAGCTCATCCTGTTATGGCAGATAATAGTGATCGAGAATTAGTTTTGAAACCGTGGTTCTAAAGAAAAAGAAAAAGAAAAAGAAAAAGAAAAAGAAAAAGAAAAAGAAAAATAAAATATGCGTTTAATTATATTAATGTCAAATATAATTAAAAAAATTTTTAAATTTTTATTACTAATAGTTTTAATAATAAGTTTTTATTTTTTTATTGATGTATTATTTTTTAAAAACAAAGAATATTATACTGTATTTACTACATGGCAATTTCCAATGTTATTAGCAATATATGTTGATGCGAATAGATATATTTAATTATCATCATCAATAATAACCTTTTTAACAGTTTTTTTAACTACAGTTCCTTTTGAAACAACTTTAGTTTTCTTTTTAGTTTCAATTCCAGACATAAGTCTTTGTCTTTCTTCTTTATAAATAATATATTCTTCTCTCAAACTATCTAATTCAGAACACCAAAATTGATTGATAGTTGTAGATTTAATGGTTTCAAGTTCAACTTCTTTAGCACCTCGTGATCTGAATATTTTTTCTACATTTTCATCAGTAACTGAATCCATTGGCATTTTAATTAAATATTTGTATTCGGAATCATCCCCAATGATATCATATCCTTTTTCTTGTAACATTTGAATAACTTGTTCTTTTTTCTTTTTTCTTAAATCAATTGTATCATCCAAATTTTCTTTAATATATCTAGCTTTATTTGATAGTAAAACTAATTCTTTTTCTATAGCATCAATCATATAATCTTTTCTAGTTTGATACATTTGTAATCGTGTTTCAAAATAAGCATCAATAATTTCTTCAACCTTTTCGTATTTTTTCAGTTTATCATTTGCGTCAAATAAGTGCATATTTGTATTGGTATTAGTTGTATATAATTTAAATAATTTTTCTATTCCGTTACAATTATGATCACTAATTGTTGCCTCTAATTCTTCAATTTTACCTTTTTGAAGTGTAATAGTAAAATCAATTGTAGTATCTTTACTCATATCATCGTAATCTTTTACAATTGATACAATTTTTTTGCCTGTTTTATCAACACCTGGCTCAATAAGTTCTTCTAAATGTTCTTTAAAACTTTCTGTCCAATATCCAACAGGTAATTCAGTGATCCTAATTTTATCAGATCCGACTTTTTCGTAACGTCCTTTTATTAAGAACTTAGTTTCACTTATTTTTTCAATTGTTCCTTGAAACCCTTCATAATATGGAATAAAATCTAAATTATATTCTTCAGAATTCAACTTTGATTTCAAATAATCAATAATTTGAAGAGGATTATAACTCATAATATCAGTACTAAATCCAGTTCCAATTCCTTTAGATCCATTAACAAGAATCATGGGAATGATTGGAGCATAAAATATAGGTTCAACTGGAGTTCCATCATCATTTAAATATTTTAAAATAGCATCGTCTGTTTGAGGAAAGATAGAACGTGTGATTTTATTTAACTGAGTAAATATATATCTTTCAGACGCACTATCATCTCCACCTTTTAATCTTGATCCAAATTGTCCTGATGGTATTAGCATATTAATATTATTAGAACCAACAAAATTTTGTGCCATTCCAACAATTGCGCCATTTAAACTAGCTTCACCATGATGATAGCAAGAATGCTCTGAAACATACCCGCTAAATTGCGCAACTTTAATTTCAGTTGTTAGATTCTTTTTAAATGCGGCAAATAAGATTTTTCGCAAACTAGTCTTAAGCCCATCCATTAAGTTAGGAATACTTCTATCGCAATCGTATTTTGAGAAATGAATTAATTCTTTGCTAATAAAATCTTCATAAGATACAGCTAATTTATTCGTATCAATATAAGATTCTCTATCGTAATCTTCTAACCAGTCCTTTCTGTCATCGGCTCTTTTTTTATTAAAAACCATATCAATCGCATCATCACTAGGTTTTCCATTATGTTCAAAACTGACAATTTTTTTTTGTTCAAAATATTCACGAAATTCTTTACCTGTGCTTGTTCCTAATCCTTTATAATATTTTATGTTCCAATCTTTAATATCATTCCCAGATTTCCATTCTTCATATTCACCATCATTATAAAACATCAAAGTTTGATTAGATTTGTTTGCTTTTAAAATAGGAGTATTCATAAATCCAATAAATCCTGGAATTTCTGCCAGTGTTGGCCATTCTGATTGAAATAGGTTAATACCTAATCCTTTAATATGTGACCCGTCTAAGTCCTGATCCGTCATAAATAATACCTTACCATAACGCAAACAATTTCCAACTTGTTCAATTGACAAATATTCTTTACCAATTTCTAATCCAAGAATTTTTTTAATTTCAATAATTTCTTTATTTTCTGAAATTCTTTTAGCTGATTCGCCTCGGACATTTAGTAGCTTTCCTTTTAAAGGATAAACACCAATAGTATTACGATCTTCAGAAGATAATCCAGAAATAATACCAGCTTTAGCTGAATCTCCTTCGCAAAAGATAATAATACAATCTTTTGATTTATCAGTTCCCGCCCAGTTGGCATCAGTTAATTTAGGAATACCTCGAATACTTTTAGTCTTAGTACCATCATTTTTCTTTGCTGCCTTATTTTCTTTTACTTCAGTTAAAGCACACGCAGCATCCATTACACCCATTTTAGCAATTTTTTCAATAAATTTATCAGTTACATCACATTTGGAGCCAAATTTAGATGAAGGTGTATTCATATAATCTTTAGTTTGGCTATCAAATGCGGGATTTTCAACATCACACCTTAAGAATAAGATCAATTGTTCTTTGATGCTATTAGGATTTACTTTTACCTTTTTCTTTTTCTCAATAAATTCGACTAATTTTCTGGTAATTTGATTTAAAATATATTCAACATGTTTGCCACCTTTAGCAGTATGAATACCATTAACAAATGATACTTGAATAAATTCACTATTTGGTGATAATGCTACCGCATATTCCCATCTTTCTCCATTATCTTCATATACTCTTGGTGAGACAGATTTATCTCCAATATATAAATCAATATATTGCTGAAAATTTTTAATAGGAATTAAAGTAGAATTATATTTAACCTTTAGACTTTTATCTGTTATAGCCGCAACATCATATACACGCTTTTTCAGCAATGAAATCATATCTGTTGATAAGCCATCAATGCCAAGACGCGAATAATCAGGTTTAAATGTGATTTTTGTATAAGGTTTAGTTTTACATTTAGTAATAGATGGTTTACAAATCTCATCTAAGTTATTATTGAATTCTTGTTTATATTTTAAACCTCTAATATGATCAACAGTTTCAACTGAACCTTGAGTAGACCAAATAAGAACAAGTTTAAAACCAAATCCATTTTTTCCACCAACAATTTTTTTTTCGGATTTATCATAATTAGTAGATGTTCTGAGATGTCCAAAAATTAATTCAGGAATCCATATTTTATATTCAGGATGCTGAGCAACATCAATTCCGTTTCCGTCATTTATCATTATGATAGTTCCATCTTCTTGAATAGATATATCAATATTAGTAACTGGCAAGGCATTTTCAACATTATTTGAAACAGCTTGTAACATACGTATAACATGATCACGACAATTTACAATGCCTTCATCAAACAATTTAAATAAGCCTGGAATATATTTTATATTTTTTTGAATAATTTTAGTACCATCTTCGCTAAGAATCCATAAATTTTCATCAATTTGTTCAACAGAACCAATATATGTATCTGGATTATCCAGAATATGAGCTTTATCGGTCTTCTGCTGATATTTATTTGAAAGTTCTAAGTCACTTGAGGTTGAGGTATTCATATTTGTGTTATTATAATTTAAACTTATATGTTTAAATTATTTCAATTTTATTTTAATTGTATAAATAATTTATTTTAATTGTATGAATAATTTATTTTACATTCATTTGCGTTAGTTTCAATATATATAACAACATTATCTAATGTATCTGTTTCACTAATAGAGTATGTTGAACTATCCCAAGATAAAGGTATTTGTATATATCTAGAACTATCAAATGTATAATCAGTAATTAATATATTATTTTTATAAACATTTAGAATACTATTAACATTATTTGTATATTCTAAATAACATTTAAAATTATTTCCATCTATTTCAGCATTTTCAATAGTAACATTAATATTTGACATACTATTTAAAACTTGATTAGCTTTATCTGAACGAACAGATGATATTATTTCATTAATATCAATATCATTGTTTAAATTATTTCTACGATCAAAATTTCGTGATCTTGAAGAAAAACGATTAACGATATAAATTTTTTGTGGCATATAATATATTAATTTAAAATATATTAAAATAATTATATATTTAATATATAATGAGTAATCCTTTTTTTTATGATATTACTAAAGATCCTAATCCTGATGAAACTCCTACTCAGACCGCATATAAATGTTCTTTTTCAGGTTCAGGATCACTAGCACCTTATTCAATTGAAGGATCAAAATTATGCGCGTATGAACCAAATGTAAGTTGGAGTGGTGGTAAATCTACATGTAGTTGGAAAAAAAAGAAGAAAGGTTGGGTTAGCTGGAAAACATTAAAGTGTGATTGGAAAACTTTAGTAGTTAAATATGAAGATGACTGGGGGTCTTGTTGGAAATCTCCTGATATAGTTATTCTTCCAGCTACAACAATAGAAATGACAGTTGATACTAATATTAACATAAATCAACTAGATAGTTCTTATATTTTAACAACTACACCTCCAAGTAGTACTGTTACATTAACAAATGATTCAATTATTATTGCTGATTATAATAATCAACATGATGTAACAGATACTACTACTGGAACAGTATATCCTGATGTTCCATCTATGACTATAAATATAAAAACAAATGGAGAAAGCGAAAGCCCTATGTATATATCTCAAAAAACATTTATTGCTGATGCTAATGGTAATTATCCTACAAAAATTAGCATTATTCCTGATGCTAAAACAACAAAAGTTGATGATGGCTATACATATGAGACACATATAATAATGGATATGTATATTGATAAAAATAATACATCGTCATGGATATATTATAAAGTAGACCTAACTTTATATATTTTTGACCCATACGGAACTAAGTTAGATACAATAAGTTCTGTATTTGATTTAAATCTAAAAAGCATCACTAAATAGTATAATTTAAAAATTTGCTAAATATTTAATAAAACCAACTAATAAATACCTTTTTCCATTAGTTATTTCATTACCAGAATGTAATAATTGACCGCTATGAATAAGAACGCCTCCTTGAGTATTATTTACTAATGTATTAACTCCATTAACTTCAAAAATAGTGCCACCACCAATAAATTCTGTTGGACTATTTAATAGTATATTAAATGAAAATAAAGATCCATCACGATGTTTTTCTAATTTGTTTTGAGCATTACTATCATATTTAACAATAAAAATATCATTGTATTCTAAAAAATATTTATTAATATTATAATATTTTTGAAATAATGCTAAAATGTCGTATTTTATTATATTATCTATTAAAACACGAATATTTGGAATATTTATAATTGGAATATCTGTAGTAGGATAATTTGCGTGTCTATTGTTAGTCCACCCATTTTTTTCAGCATATTTCTCACTTTCAGCTATTATAAAATTACAAACATCTTTATGAATTATATTAGGAACAATATGATAAGTTTTATATTTTTGTATAGTTGTAGCATCATTTTGAATATTTTTTTTAATTTGTGATAATTTATTTATTATTTTTTCATTTGTTTCTAAAGTAAATTGATTGTGTTCGTCATTATTTTCATCATTATTTTCGTCATTATTTTCATCATTTAATATTTTCCAAAAAATATTCATATAATATTGTTATATGAATATTTATTATTTATTTAAATATTTTTTTATACTTAATATATTTTTATAATAATTAGAATTATTGTGTGTTGTTTTAATTGTATCACTTGTTGTATCATCTTTAATAAGACACAATTTTTTGTTATATAATTTAATAATTTTGTTAACCTTAATAAATCTATCGACATCACTTTTACAATCCTCAAATGTTATATTAATAAGAGATTCTGAATGAGGATGTTTAAAATTAAAATTACCAGTTTGATCATATTGACTATTAATATCCTCAAATGAAATAGAAAAATTACTCATTATAAATATAGTAAATATAAAATAATATAAACACATTAATAATATATATAATATGTTTATTGAAAATATAATTATTGGTTCTGGTCCAGCTGGCATTCAATTAGGATATTTTTATAAAAAAAATAATATTCCTTATATTATTTTAGAAAGAACTGATAATACTGGTTCTTTTTTTAATAAATTTCCACACACAAAAGAATTAATATCTATAAATAAAAAATATACAGGTAATACAAATAAAGATTTTAATTTAAGACATGATTGGAATTCTTTATTAAATGATGAAGATTTATGTTTTACTAATTATTCAGATGATTATTACCCTAAATCATCTGATTTACACAAATATTTAAACGATTTTAAAAATAATAATGATATTAATGTTGAATATAATACAGACGTAAAAATAATAAATAAATTAGAAAATAAATATGAAATTATTATCAAAAATAAAGATATAATATACACATGTAATAATTTAATTATAGCAACAGGATTATCATTGTCAAATATGCCAGAAAATATAACATTGCGTGTAATAGATAATATAAATCATTATAGTGATTTTTCTAAAAACTATTTTTTAGATAAAGAAAATTTAAATAAATATAAGAATAAAAAATTGCTTATTTTAGGAAGTGGTAATTCATCATATGAATTAGCAAATACTTTAAACCCATATTGTAGTAATATAATAATTTTAGGAAGTTTAAAAGAATTCGCAATAAGTTCTCATTATGTAGGTGATATAAGAAGTATTTATATGAAATTTTTAGATACATTCTATTTGAAAAGTTTAAATGGTATAGATAAATTTAAAAAAAATAAATATATAATAGAGCAAAATAATAACGAGAGTGATATTAATTATAAAAAATATAGATTATGTGAACATTCTTTATCAATGACTTCATATTATACAGGTGAATTGGAATATTTTGACGAAATCATTTTTTGTACGGGTTGGAAATTTGATAGTAGTATATTTAATTTTAGTGTAGATAAAGTAATAAATGATAAACTTCCAAAAATTAATTATAATTATGAATCATCGAATAATAAAAATTTATTTTTTATAGGTTCATTGATGCAATCTCTTGATTATAAAAAAAGTTCAGGTGGATTTATACACGGATTTAGATATTTAATTAAATTATTTATGCAATTAAATAATTATACGGTTTTTAATAAAAATATTTTTAATTATGAATATAATTTTAAATGTTATGATGATATTGCTAAACATATTTTTAATAGAATAAATAACGCGTCTAGCTTATATCAATTACACAGTGTTCTTTTAGATATGTTTTATTATAATTCTTCAACAAAAGAAATAATATATTATAATGATATTACACTTAACAGTATAGTTAATCACAAAGAATTTGATAATATAAATAATGTAATTCATACAATACAATTAAAATATGGAAAACATAATCATGATTTAAATACATTAGGGGATTTTAATAAAAATGATCCTGTATTTTTACATTTGGAATTAGATATTTATTATAAAAATAAATCTAATATAGATAAAATAGATACAATTATTTTTAAAGAAGATTTAATTTCTAATTTTACTGAAGAAATGTATTATAATAAAATTAGAAGAACTTTACAATATTGTAATTTAATAATTTAATAATCATATATAATTTTACTAACTCTATCTAAAGGTAGTAAAAACCCAAATGATAACATAATTCGTGGTTTATCACCTTTAACTTCTTGACATTCATGATAATCAATACCTGCTCTACAGCAAATATAGGTTCTTTCTTTTAATTTATATAAATTATTATTATAAATTGGATATCCACCTTCATACGGTAGTTGAACGTAAACATTAAACCTAGTATGAACTAAGTTATTATGATTTGGGTCAGTATGTTTATGTAATTTAGCACCATTTAACATATAACCTATACTATCCTCAAATAATGGTTCGCAATCAAAATCATGCAAAAGTTCAGCTTCAATTATTCGTTTTTTAATTTCATAAATACAATTAGGTATTTCAATTTTTTCCTTCAAAAGAGACAATTTAATTTTATATCTATTATGTCCGTTACATTCCAATAATTTATAATTTTCATTAATCCAATTAACAATAATTTGTTGTTCTTCAAGAGATAATATCGGATCGCATTTTTTTCCATAATAATATTCGGAATTCATAATTTATATATATAATTATTATTTAAATAATTATATATATAATTATTTAAATAATAATTATATATATAATTATATGTGTTCAATAAATCACGATTTAAAAGCAATATATATACATTTACCAAAAAATGGTGGATTATATATTGAAAAACTATTAGAAGAATTTTATGGTTTTAAAAATTTGTATTTTACACATGAAAATCATAATGAATTTAGCGATTTAGATATTGAAGATATTGAACCGAAAAATAACGGGTTTATAAATTTTAAAAAACAAGGACTAATAAAATATCATATGTCATCAGAAAAATTTAATAATGCTCTAGAATTAACAAATGAAAAATGGAATTCATATTTTAAATTTACATTTATACGAAATCCATATGATAAAATTGTTTCTGCTTATAAATATATAAATTCAAATAATTATGGAAATAAAAAAGTTACATTTCAACAATTTATAGATAATAAAGATATTTGTTCTGATTATACTTATTTTCATGCGTTTATAACACAATATAAACAACTTTTAAATTTAGATAATGAAATAAATATAAATTATCTTGGAAAATTTGAAAATTTAAATGTTGAATTAATAAATATTTTAAAAATGATTGGTATAAAAAAAATTTTACATTATGGAATTATTGAAAAAAATGTATCAATTAATAGATCAAATGTTGATAAAAATTATGCTTTATATTATAATGACGAAATTTTACAAAAAGTAAATAATATTTTTAATGAAGATTTTTTATATTTTAAGTATAAAAAAAATGAAACTATAGAAGAATTAATTTCTGATAGCGAGATATATTATATATCTAATGAGAAATTAAAAATTAATAATGATAATATTATAAGTACAATATTATTACATCTTGAAACAAATACAATAGAAGATGAAACAACTAATTTATTAGAAAATGAAAATGAAAATATAAAAAAACAATTATTATTAACTAAAATTCAAGATAATCAAAAAAAAAGAGATCAAGTTATAAAACATTACGAATATATTGTAAAAAATATTGGAGGTATAATTTCTTCTATTATAAAAAACTCATTATAGTATTTTAATCAAATATAAATTTAATAATAAGTGGAGTTAATAATCTTTTGTTATAATATTCAATTATATCAGAAGACATCATAAATTCAAGAATTCCTTTTTCAATTTGAATATCCGTAAAATAATTTAAGTAATTTTCACTTTTTCTAGCTCTTTTTTCTCTTAAAAATCTAAATAGTAATTTGTAATCATATGATGATGACTCATTTAGAATAGGTTCTATAATTTTCCATTTTGATATATTATTACATTCTATTTTATTAATATTTTTATATTTAAAATTATTTTTACTAAAAGGAAATGTTGAAGAATTAAAATTTTCTTCGCTCCATGTGTTAAATAAAATAACATTTCTGTTATATTTTTTTATTACTGTATTATTATTAAAGTTTATTCCTGGTATTCCTACTGAATGATACAAATTTCCGTCAAATCTAGTTAATCTACTTGAAACATTAGGTGACATTAACATAGTATTATTATTTAGTATCATTGTTGGACAATATACATCATTATCCAAATATAAAATATGAGCTTTTTCCGGTATTAATAGTATATTTTTGTTTGATAATAATTCATCATCACAATCTCTATGAAATCCAATACCTTTACTATCTGTATGAATCCAATATTCTAGATATTTTGTATTATCATTTATCTGTAATAATAATTCATGTATAAATAACCCTAATTTACATTCTATATTTTTAGTTCTATCAATAACAGGGTTACGATGTAACATAATAATACTTATATCTATTTCTTCAGGTTGTCTAATCATTTGTTTTAAAGTATTTGTTGTTTCATTATCTATAATATTATCATAAATTTCAACATGGTTATTAATCATTATTTAATTATATATTAAATAATTATTTAAATAATTATTTTTAAATATATTTAAATAATTATTTAATATATAATTATAAAATATACTTTTTATATGTATTCATATAGACAATTTACACCTGGAAGTAATGGTAATTGTGGAAAAATAATAATATATGCTGGAATCTCTAATAATAATCCAAATTTAAAGCCGTGTAGTTATGTTAATAGCGCAATTATAAATAAATCATCATTAAGACCTAATATATCAAACGCACAAAGAATATCACGAGTTATAAATAATAGTGTAGGAGGTAGCACTCAATTTGGTAATTATTATTTAGGAGAACCTGTAATATTTAATTATTTAGGTCGTGTAGAAGGACAACCAGGAGGCAGTGGGTTTCCTTTAAGAAATCGGTTTTAAATTAAGATTAAAATGCGTTTTATATTATATTTAGCAGAAAAATATATTTTCTCTAATAAATTTATAATGACTCGATTCACAAAAAGCGCACATGGTAAATATATTGTAAGTGGTAAAAGTTATGATATGTTAATTGGTACTCGTGCTCAAGTTTGGCACGGAACAGCATACAAAACTTCTGGAGGTTTAACAAAACATCATATTATGCAGAATAAAAATGGACGTATTGTTTCTAGATCAAAACACGCAAGTGCTAAACGAGAGAAACGTTTACTTAAGGCGGGTTATGGAACTCAAAAAGGTAAATTTGGTGCTGTTAAATTACATGGTAAATCAAGTCGCAAACATTCTAAACGTCATGGTAAAAAGAGGGGTGGATCTATAAATTTTGCTTTAAGTCCATCTGATTATGATGGTGCTGGTGTAGGAACATCTGGAAACGCGGTTCAATTTGCTGCTGGAATGGGTAATTAAATGTTTTATTTTTTTAACAAAATAAAAATAGTAAATGACAAAATATAAAAATTTAATTTTTTGTCATTAACATATATGAAAGTAATAATATTTATTATTATAATTTTTATTATTTCAGCATTATCAGATATAATATTAAATTTTTTATCAAGAAATCCATTAATAAAAAAATATGATCTAAAGATTATATTATCATTAAGACCGTATTTTAAAAATAAATCTATAATTCACAGTGCTGTATATGCTGGGTTAACAATTGTTATTGCATTATTGATAAATATTTTAATATCAAAAAATATTTTTGGATTTTATATACCATCTAATAATAATGAATTAATTAAATTTATTTGTATCGCATTTCCATTAGGATACGCAATAGATATTATAATAGACAAATTTAAAATTTTTGGAAATGATTTAGATTTATACTATAAAGTAGCAGGCGCTGGATTATGGGGAGCTTTAGCATTTGTATTTTCAATAATTATTAGTTATATAATACAAAATATTTTTTAAAATAAATATATATTTTTTTTACAAAGTTAGAGAAAGTGGAAATTAATATTTTGCTCAACTTTTTAAAAAGTTGAATTTAATAACCATTCTGTTTCGATAAATTTTTCATAAACAATATAATCATTCATCCTACTATATAAATATTTTTCAAAATATCTTTTACTTATTATAAATTTATATGAATTAGAATTACAAAATTTAACATAATAATTATACGCATCATCAAATGAAATAAGAGCAACAAACTCATTTTTTTGTAGTTCGTTTTTAATAAATTCGAATGATTTAATAATATCTTTAGATTTATTCCAAATAGTACAACTAATATTTAAAACGTATTTTTCTTCAACAATTTCTACATTTTGAAAAAAATGTTTCAGTATTTTAAGTACATTTTCCTCACTAATATTACCACTTGATAATAATGTTTCTTCAGAATTTTGTTTTACCCAATTTTTAAATAACATGCATAATTCATCTACTTCTAGTTCTTCTTCTAAATTTAAGTTTTCTTCAAAATTATTTAAACCGTTCAAAGTAGTTAACATATTTTGTTGATCATTAATAATAATTGTTTTCTCCCAGAATTTAATAAAATCACTTTCAATTGGTAAATATTTACTTGTAATATTAATAAATGCGTCAGCAGAATCATCATAACTAAATGTTTCTTTCAACATATTTTTTAATGTATTTGAATAAATCATATTAGGTAAAGAGAGACTGGAAATAAATTGTTTCCAAATAAAGTGAACATTTTTCCATTCTATTTTATCATTACTAGTATTAGTATTGTTATTAGTATTGTTATTAGTATTGTTATTAGTAATTTGAAAACATTTAGAACAAAAATTTGATATAATTTCTTGTTGTGGGATATTTTTTAAATAAAATGAATAATTTTTTAATTCTTCATCCGCATTAGTGTTTAAAAAATTATCTGAATTTTCATAACGATTAGAATAATGAGTCGCAACACAAATTAAATCTAATCCATTTTTAATTAATGTTTCTTTCCACAATTCAATAGATGAATTTTCATTAGCTTTAATTAATCTACAATTATCATAAGAATGATTTTCATGGTATTTTACAATAAAATTATTAGTTATATTTGTAAATCCAATTGAAAAATAAGCTATTGTATCAATCTCAGTCAACATTATTTTAATTTTAGAATTTGCTAAAAAAATCAAATTAGAATTCTTTTTAAGAATATTATCTCCAAGAATAGTTAAAAAATACTTGGCTTGATTTTTAGTTGTAAAAATATAAGGATAAAGAATATTTAATACATTTTGAATAGTATCTGTTTCAGGAATAGATGTAAAAAGACTTCTCTCTTTTATTTGTTTTAAAATGTTAAATTTAGTTTTATGCTTCCATTGTAATAAGATACGATCCTTTGAAATACTAGACAATAATTTATGAATAATATCATCATCTTTCACGATATAATAATTTTTACCATTGTATTCATAAAAACAATTATTACTAGGTAAATAATAATATTGATTTTTACTTAAAAAAATTTGAATAAAAATTTGTTGTTCATTTGTTAGATACATATTACGGTTAATTCTTTTTTCATGATTTTTTAATTCGTTATCAAGAACGCTTGGCAAATAATTAACAACATGGTTATGTATGCGTTGTAACATATAGTCGTTATTTTCATATTTTTTAAATAATTCTTCAACCGAATCAAAACATTTTTGCTTTATATCAATAGACATTTTAAGTATAATAATAAATTATATTTAAATACATTTAAATCATTTTATATATACATATTTGGATCATAATTGAAATTTTTACAATTTTCATGAAAAATATCTTGACCTTGGTGACCACTAATTTTATCTGCTGTTTCTACAGCTAACATTGGATAAATTAAAGCTCTATTACCTTCTTTTGTTATTATCCAATCAGAACTAAATGGTTGTAATGTATTATCAGTAATAGATCTAATCGCATATTCAATATTATAATTATCTAAAAGATATTTTGCGTGTTTTTTTGTTAATATATACATTTGAGCTCCCCATAAATCATTGGGATAATTATGATATACATATTTTAACTCAGTATTCTTATTTTTTAATTCAAAACCATTATATTCTGGCCTAATTTTAAATGGAATTAAATATCCTAAAAGCAATACATCTAGTTCCATTAGTTTAAAATCTTCAATGATATCTGGTAACTTTTTTACAAAATCTTTGTGAATAAATATATCATCTTCACAAAATATTCCAAATTCTTTTTCACTATTTTCATAAAAATTTTTTATCATATCAAAATGACCAAGTGTATAAGACCATACTATAGAATTCTTATTATTATTAAATATTCTTGGATCATTATTATTTACGCCATCATAAAATATACAATTTATATCTAATTGTTTAAACCTATTTTCCATTTGAGATTTTCTAGTTGGATTATTAAATGACAGACAATAAATATCATAATTATTAATCATTTAATTATTATTTAATTATTATTTATTCGTTTAAATATTTTATTTCATAAGTATTTAAAGATTATTACGAAAATAAATTATAATGTCAACCTTTAATGAAAAATCTTTGAAAAATGTAAATAATTTTTGTACCGATGGAAATGTTCTAACTATTAAAACTGTTCAAATTGCTCCATTTAGAACTTTAATGACAGCTTTAAAAGATATTCTTCTTGAAACCAATATAAGTTTTCAACCTGACGGCATTCGAATTATTAATATGGATAAATCTCATACTATCTTGGCTCATCTTTATTTAGCAGCACAAAATTTTGAATTTTATGAATGTAAAAAAGAAAAAATTATTATTGGAGTTAACATGTTTCACCTTTTTAAACTTATCAATTCTATTGATAATGATGATACACTTACTATTTATATTGAAAATGCTGATTATGCGGATGGGATTGTTTCTCATTTGGCTTTGAAATTTGAAAATGGAGAGATTAAGCAATGTAAAACTCAAAAACTAAGACTTATTGAGCCTGAGCCAGAAGAGCTTGAATACCCTGATGTGAAATTTTCTTCTATTATTAATTTACCTTCTGCGGATTTTCAAAAAATTATTCGTGATCTCTCTTGTATCTCAGATAAATTAGAGATTAAGTCGGTTGGAAATGAACTTATCTTTAAATGTTCTGGGCAATTTGCTTCTGCTGAAATTCATCGGGCGGAATCTGATGGATCAATGGGATTTGTTTTAAAACAAGATTCATCTAAAGTTATTCAAGGAGAATTCTCTCTTAAAAATCTAGGATATTTTATTAAATGTACTAATCTTTGTTCTCAAATTGAAGTTTATCTAGAGAATGACTTGCCACTAGTTGTTAAATATGACGTAGCTAGTCTTGGAACTATACGCCTATGCTTGGCTTCGCTCCCAACGGTTTAATTTATTACCATATATGGTAACAATATTTTGTAAAATTATATAAAATAATTATTTATATAATTTAAAATTGATTATGAAACAACTTAAATAGAATATCTTAATAAGATATATACAACTATGCCTATTAAATATACTTTTGAAGAAGTTAAAAATACATTTATTCAAAATAATTGTACTTTAATAGATAATGAATACATAAATCAATTACAAAAAATAAACTACATAGCATCTTGCGGTCATACAAATATTACAATGTTTAAACAATTTGTAAAAGGAGTAGGAATAAAATGTAAAAATTGTGCATTAAGTGTTTTAACATATGAAAGTGTTTGTAAAAGCTTTGAAGATAAAGAATGTAAATTATGTTATACAAAAGAAGAATTTGATGATTTTTATATAAATAATTCACAAAAAATAAAATATATTGCTTCTTGTGGACATGAAAATATTGTCCGCTTAAAAAATTTTACATCATTAAATCAAGGGATTAATTGTCCTTCTTGTGTTAATATAAATACTGGAATTATTTTATCAAACCTTAGAAGTAGTCCTAATGGTAATAGTTCTTTAGAACAAGAATTTAATTGTATTAATTATTTCATAGATTTAGTAAAAGACCATTTTATTATTAAAAAAACATTTGATGGTTGTAAAGCTGATATAGTTATTAAACCTTTAAATAGTGTAGAAGATTTATGGTTAGGAATACAAGTAAAAAGTACACATATTAAAACATCTAAAAGTCAATATTATTTTAGATTAAATAATTCTAAATATGAAAATTGTTTATTATTATGTATATGTGAAATAGATAAAAAACTATGGTTAATACCTTATGAAGATGTAGTAGATCAAAAAACAATAGGCATCGCACAAAAATCAAAATATAATAAATATGAAATTACAGAAAATTTATTTGAAAATATTCAAAAATATTATAATTCAATGAATAAATTTTGCTTTGAAATTTTAAATATTCCAACAAGTAATTCACAAAAACAAGAACAAACATATCGCAATTATAGAGAGGAAAAAATTGATTTTATAGAATTTAAAAATAATAGTATTGAAGGTCTTGTTTATGATTTTATGATTAATAATAAAAAAGTTCAAGAAAAAGTTGGAAGTATTTGTAAACCAAATAATCCTAATATGTTTTTATTTACTTTAAATAAATATAAATGTAGAGTAGATGGTAAATGTGTTCAACAAAATTATCAAAAAGGGGATAATGATTTATATTGGTTAAATTGTAAAAATAATAAATTTTATGTAATACCAGAATATATTCTTATAGAAAAAGGGTTTATAGGAAAAAATTGTAAAAAACAAAACTTATATGTTTCACCGACAAATAAAAATACAGAATGGTGTAATGAATATTTATTTAATTATGATAATGTAGATAAAAATAGATTATTAGAAATAATAAATTATTAATATTAAATAATATCAAAAAATTAAATAATAAATAATATTTACATTTCTTTATATATATTATGTCTAATTATACCCAATATTTAGGTTCTAAACGATGTTGTGATTTAAGAGGTTTAGGTAAACAAGGACCAACAGGCTCGCCAGGTGAGCAAGGACCAATTGGACCAGTTGGTTATACTGGAACTCGAGGTCCAACAGGTCAAACAGGTTCAACAGGTCCAACAGGTCAAGGTATAAATATTGGAATAACTGGTTATGGTAATCTAGTTGTTTATGATTCTTCTGAAAACATTTTTTATGAATCCGCTACAATATATACAAGTACAGGGCCATCAGGAGACATTCTTCATGTAAATGGAAATATTTACCCTACAATAGATAATTATTATAGTTTAGGTTCTACAGGTCAAAGATGGAAAGATTTAAATATTGGTCCAGGAACTATATATATTATTGGAACATCAGGACAATTAGGAACAATTGGGTTAAATGATTCTGGAGTTGTTTACAGTCAATATGGTTTAGCAACTACTTTTACTGCTTTTAGTAAAGCAGGATTAGTAACTTCAACTGGTCCTACTGGAACAACTGGTTGGAAAGTTAGCACAGTTGGAGATATTTATGATGATACATTTGATCTCGTGGCTCAAGCATTTGGTTCTGTTGAAACAGGATTAACAGGATTGACAGGATTTGTGGGACCAACGTATTCACTAATAAGACGTCCAGGACCAACAGGAGATACAGGACCAACAGGAGATACAGGATCAACAGGAGATACAGGACCAACTGGTTTAAAAGGAGATACAGGACCAACAGGTTTACAAGGACCAACAGGAGATACAGGACTAATAGGAGATACAGGATCAACAGGTTTACAAGGACCAACAGGAGATACAGGACTAATAGGAGATACAGGACCAACAGGACTAATAGGAGATACAGGACCAACTGGTTTAAAAGGAGATACAGGACCAACTGGAGATACAGGACTAATTGGAGATACAGGACCAACTGGTTTACAAGGACTAATTGGAGATACAGGACCAACAGGTTTAAAAGGAGATACAGGATCAACAGGAGATACAGGACCAACTGGTTTAAAAGGAGATACAGGACCAACTGGAGATACAGGACCAACAGGTTTAAAAGGAGATACAGGATCAACTGGTTTAAAAGGAGATACAGGATCAACTGGTTTAAAAGGAGATACAGGACCAACAGGAGTAACAGGACCAATAGGACTACAAGGAGCAGGAGGAGCAACAGGTTATTATGGTTCTTTTTACGATACAGCAAGCCATGGTCCATTTACTATAAACACTGCTTATCCAATTCCGATAAATTCAACAGATTTAACTGCTACAAATGGCATATATCTTGGTTATCCTACAAACCCATCATATATATATAATAGTTATGCTGGAATATATAATATACAATTTTCAGCACAGTTTACTACAACCTCTACTGGTAATAATGTTGATCTAGTAAATATTTGGATAAAAAAAAACGGCATTAATGAACCTTATACAGATGGACAAATAAGTATAGCAACTAAAGCAGGAGGTTCTATTTCTGGTTGGAACTATTTGTTATCATTAAATGCTGGTGATCATATTGAATTTTGGTTAAAATGTACAACTAGTTCGAATATACGTCTAACAACTTTACCTGCTGGAGGTACAGCACCAAATAATAATCCAGAATCTCCATCTATTATAGTTACGTATATGCAATCAGCATATAATGGTCCAACTGGTTTACAAGGATCAACAGGTGATACAGGATCAACAGGAGATACAGGACCAACAGGAACTATGAGTAAGTTATTTTATTACGACGAAATGTGGGCAGAAGGAGCCAATGTTAATGGATTACTAGGATTTTTATTAGATGGAAGCGGAACCTCTACAAGTACTAATGCAAATGCCGAAGCAACCAGATTTGGAATTGTAAGAGTTCAAACTGATAATACAAATACAAGTGCGTCTTGGACTATGAGAATGCCTTTACTTTGGACCAATATTTCTTATTTTGAAATAGGTTTTAGAGGTTGGCCAATTCTAACTTCGACAAATACTACATTTGATATAGGATTAAGTGATAGTCGCACTTCCGATGTTGGAAATGGGCTTTATATTCAATATTCAACAAATGTTCCGCCTACTGGTATTTGGAATGTAAGAGCAAATAATACAACTGCTGGTTCTTTTTCTAGTCCTCTTAATGGACAATTAGTTAATACTTGGTTAAAAGTAAGAATAGTCAATACAAATGATGATGGTAGTTGGTCTGTTATATTTACAAATCAAATAACTTCCGCAACACAAACGATTAGTAATACTGCCCTTAATAAAATCACTACTGGAACTCAATATTTTATTGGTTGTCTTATTACTTGTGTTTCTGGTGGTGTTGTAAAAGTATTTGATATTGATTATTGCGAACTTCAATTAAAATAATAAATTAGTAAAAAATATTCTAGGTTAAATTAATTATTTTATATATTATTTTGTTATTTCACATAAAATAGTTATTTATATAATTTAAAATTATTTGGAAAACAATTTTACTTGCGCCATAAATAATATATTTAAATAAATAATATATAATTTAAATATGACTACAATAGTTTCAGCTTTTATAACTAATGTAAATAGTAGAAAAGATAGAACAATAGAAAAATATATTGAATATGGTAAGATTTTACTACAAACAAAAATACCAAAAATTATTTTTATAGATGAAATAATATTTGATGAATTAAAAGAATATTCAAATGAACTTACACATTTAATACCTATAAAAAAAGAATCTATATATCTTTATGAATATAAAGATTTATTAACAAATTTTAAAATAAATTCTACTTCACCCGAAAAAGATTCATTAGAATATATGTTTACAATATGTTCAAAAACAGAATGGATCACAAAGGCAATAGAAATAAATTTTTTTAATACATCAAATTTTATATGGGTAGATTTTGGAATAAGACATATGGTTAATTGTGAAGATGTTGAATTCATAAAAAAAATAGAAAGACTAAATAATACTGTATATAAAAATATCCGCATAGGTTCAATTTGGAATCCAGATATTAAATATAACGCAGATGTTTATAAAGATGTTATGTGGTATTTTGCGGGTCCTATTTTTGGAGGAAATAAAGAATCTCTTTTATTGTTTTCAAAAAAAACAAAAGAAATGTGTATAAAAATAATAGTAGAAAAAAATACAATTATGTGGGAAGTTAATATTTGGTATTTAATTTATAAAGAAATGAAAGAATTATTTAATTGTTATAATTGTGATCATAATTCATCAACAATTGAAAATTATTAATATCAAATTAATTATATTTTATAATAGAATCTATATATTTTTTATCATAAATTCCAAGTTTAGTTTCTCTGTCCCAAACACTATAAGTAATTAAAACTCTATCATCCTCAACTACTAATCCTAAGCAATACTCAATTGGTTCTGTATGAAATTTAAAAGGAGCGGAATAACGTAATAAATTCATGGATTCATCAAAAACCGAAATTATATGATAATAATGCCTTGGAGATTCATAAGAAACCATATGAAGAACAAACCAAATTTCAGTCTCATCAAAACTAATATTAATATTATCATTATTATCATTATTATTACCTGCTAAGCTAATTTTTGTAGTATAAGTAAAACCACAAGTAGAGCCTCTTGCGTGTGAAAAAATCTTAGGCATTTCTTTAGTTTCAATTAATTCCAAAAGTTCTTTTTCTTTATTAATTTTACATATTTGTAAAGGATGCCATTTATAAATAACATTAATAGATTTATTATAATCAACAAAAACCCAATTTTTCTCACAATTACTTTGGCAAAATGGTTTGATTTCAACAATAGAAGATAATTTATTTTCATTAGTATCATAGTCTCCGGCAACAATTCCAATAGTATTATTTTTATGATAGCCTGTTCCAATAAATTGTGTTTTCTTGGAATATAAATCATAAAAAAATCTTATATCTTCTATACCGATATAACGTCTATCTTCAAAATTAAATTCTAAAAAATTCTCATTAATAATTTTAAAATCTATAGATAATTCAAGATATTTATTTTGAGTAATAATATGTTTATCACAATTTAAATAATTACCATTATTATTAATTAAATAATTGACATATCTAACGTTCATTAAATATCCATTTTTATTTTCAAATGGATTTGGAATTAAACAAGAAGAAGAAGAGTTAAAAATAATATTTTCATTATTGATATTTTTTGAAACGCTATTTCCAAAATTTATAACTTGTGTAGGCTTTAATATATCTTTATAAAATTTCATATTAGAAAATAAATTATTTATAATTGACACATTAGTACATTTATTTAAAATTTTAACAACCTGATCATTAATATTATTAATACCAATATATAAAGCAAAAATGGTAAACTCATAATCTAATTTATATGTATAAATGTCATTATGTAAGAATAAAAAATTATCTCTGTTTTCATTATTTTGTAATATAATTTGTGCCATATCATAAAAATGTACAGCTAGTTTACTTTTGGATGTAAGTCTATAATGATTTACAATTTCATATAAATTTTCAATACGTATTGGTAAAAAATCATACGCGGCTAACCAATTATAAATAGCATCAGATATCTTTCCTAATTTTTTATAACATAATCCAATTCTATAATAACTATACCAAATTTCTTGTTCCCAACCGCCAATTTTAATTCTTTTTTCATACGTCTCAATTGCTTTCTCAAAATTACCTGCGTCATGATGGCTATTAGCTAAATAAAAATGATATCTTTCACTGTTTTTAGGTTCTTCAATAATTCCATTTGTAAGAAGTTTAATATCTCGTTCAAATTTGTCACTTTTACATCCTCCATCTCCATAATCAGTAATAAATAATTCGTCTTTTGTAATATGTAATAATTTATTATTGGGTGGTGTAGAAATGTATTCATGTGTAACTCCAACATAACTAAATAAGCCATTATTTTTAATAATTCTTAAATTCTGATAATAAAAATCATCATTTCCTTGTAAAATATAAAAGGAATCAAAATTACTCAGAGTTTTCTTATTAAAATTAATAATTTTTAATATCATATCCGCATCCATTAATAAGATATAGTCAGACATACCTATAGCAGATTTTAAAGCAAAGTTTCGATTATGTGCGAAATTTTTAAATGGTTCATTGACAATTTTTCCTGGTATATTTTTATTTTCAAAATAATTTTTAATTAATTCTATTGTATTATCTGTAGAACCAGTATCACAAATACAATAACAATCAATAATATTAATAACAGAATCAAATAATCTGGTAATAATTTTACTTTCATTTTTAACAATCATGTTTAAACATAATGTTGGACCTAATATTGGTAGTTTTTTTGGAAAATTCATTTAATAGATTATTTTAAAATTATGTTTTTAATATATTAAAACTATTAAATATAAAATATATAAAAAATATAACATATTATATTATGAATACTTATTCAAATTATTTAGCAGCTAGACGTTGTTGTGATTTAAGAGGTTTAGGACCTCAAGGACCTACAGGTCCAACAGGAGGACAAGGTCCAATAGGTCCTTATGGACAAACTGGTTATACAGGACCAACGGGGCCTGGAGGAATAGCATCAAATACAGGAGCTACAGGACCAGTAGGACTACAAGGAGCAACTGGAGCAACTGGTATACAAGGATCAACTGGACCAACTGGAATAACTGGACCAACTGGAATAACTGGACCAACTGGTATTACAGGACCAACTGGTATTACAGGACCAACTGGTATTACAGGACCAACTGGTATTACAGGACCAACTGGTATTACAGGACCAACTGGTATTACAGGACCAACAGGACGTACAGGACCAACTGGTATTACAGGACCAACAGGAATACAAGGAATACAAGGTGATACAGGACCACAAGGAGAAAATATTGCCGCAGCAATAACATATTATTTTGATACAAAATCAGGAGTAGAATTAGGACCAGGACTTTACGGAACAGGCACGCCTAGTAGTGTGGTTGGAAGTCAATATAACTATTATGCGTTTTCAGCAAGTTTAGGATTTCCAAATGGAGCATTAATGTATCCAATGGATAATTATTTTAATAATATAGCTCCTGGAAATGATCCATTTGGAAATTCTGCTCCATCAACAACAGGTGTTATGAGTAGAACAGACCAAATGGTAGCATATATAGCTCCATACGACGGACAAGTAGTTAGAGTGTCAGTTAACTCAGCATATTCAAAAGACTATTTTAGTGGTGCTAAGTTTGATTTTCTTATATTAGATAGTACGCCAATTCTTGCTTTTGGTGACACTCAATGGCCCACTCCATATTCTTCTGGAAGACAAGAATCAGGATGGTCAGATAATATTAAAGGTACTAGAAATTTTTTAGCAGGCAATTTGATATATTGCTATATAGTAGACCCTGGTAATAACTACTGGGAAACTGGTGGTTCATTACCATCGAATGATGGTTTGTTTAATGTAACATTGTATTTAAAGTTTACAATACCATAAAAACTGATTTAATAATTTTAATAATTACTATTATATAATAAAAATAAATAAAAAATCATATATTTAAATACATTTTTTAAATATAAAATTCATTTATATAAAAAATATAACATATTATATTATGAATACTTATTCAAATTATTTAGCAGCTAGACGTTGTTGTGATTTAAGAGGTTTAGGACCTCAAGGACCTACAGGTTCTACAGGAGAACAAGGACCAATTGGTCCATATGGTCAAACTGGTTATACAGGTCCAACTGGTCCTGGAGGAACAGCATCAAATACAGGAGCTACAGGAGTAACAGGAGATACAGGACCAACTGGATATACAGGACCAACTGGATATACAGGACCAACTGGAAATACTGGATCAACTGGTTTTACTGGAGATACAGGTCCAACTGGAAATACAGGGCCGTCTCAATGGCAAACATCAAGCTTTATAGGACCAACTGGTGCTGGTTATACTGGAATAGGCTATACAGGTGATGTAATGGTATATGGAGCATTATACGTTCAAGGAGGTATAGATCCAACTTATTTAGCACTAACACCACAAACAAGTGGACCTCCTGGTTTTCCTAATCCTTTATGGATAGATAGCAATAATGGTAACGCATTAAGGTCTCAAAATATTTTAATTGATAATACAGCTACCGCCAAGACAAGTTTAGTAGTTAATAATGCGGTTACAGGAGCAAATGCTACTCTTACTCAATCTAATTTAACTATTAATTCTACTGGGTTAAGTGCTGTTCCAAGTTTAACTTTAAACCAAAGTGGAGTTGGTAATGGAATATTATACGAAGAATTTTATAATCAAAGAACCCCTCAAACTGGAGAATTTAATAGAATGAGTTTTTACGCTAAGTCTACTACTGGAACAAAAATAGAATACGCAAGAATTCACCAGAACGCTCCAGCAATTACAGCTGGTTTTACAAGAGGTAGAATGGATTTTGCTGTTGATGTTGGTGGGACAATGACTGATTTTTTATCATTAAATGCTTCTTCTAACTTTGTAAATTGTTTAAGAAGTTTAAATATGAGTAATTTTAGTATATCTAATGTTTCAGATATTTCTACTCCTACTAATGTTCCGTATGGTAAAGTTGATGTAAATTATTTAAATACGCCTACTTACATTTTTCCTCAAAATGCCCCTTCGGCAAATACAAGGGCTACATTATTTAATACAGGATTAACTCCTACAATAGACCATTTAGTTGGTGCTTTTCCTTCTACTTGGGGTGCTATTACAGCGTCTGCTAATTTTAATGGTTTTACTTACGTTGGAACTGATAATGGTTTGATTTATTATTCAAGTGATGGTGCTAACTGGTTACAAGTAAACGTGGATTTTGACGGAAAAATAAATGCTTTGAAAGTTTTTAACGGATATTTGTATATTGTTGGTGAATTTAATAATGAAATCGTTTCTTCTTTAACTTGTAATGGTGTAGCTAAAATAGATAGTAGTAATAATTTTTTTCCAATTACTTGGACTAATGTTGGTGGTAACGGTTTTAACGCCAAAGTAAGATGTTTGGAAGTGTCACTCTCAAATTTTTTATACATCGGTGGTGATTTTACTAATACTGGTTCAGGAAGTTTGGCGATGAATTATATTGCTATCGTTGATAGCGGTGACAATTTATATTGTATGGATAATACAACTGGGAGTGGATATGGGTTTGACAATTCAGTTTATTTTATAAAAGAAAATGCTTCTGCTCCAAATGTTTTAGTTATTGGAGGGAATTTTTCAAATGTAAATACTGCTTTTGCTGGTGTTGCTGTTAATCGTAATGCTATTTGGACTACTACTGGTTCGTATGATACTGATAGTTTAAACATACCTTACCAAGTTGTAACATTTAATGCTGAGCCAAGATGTATTACTTCAATTGGAATTTCAAATTATATAGGTGGAGATTTTACATCGTTGACGTACGGAGATTATTTAGTATCTTTTGAATGGACTGGTAGTGCTTATATTGAAGCTCCATTTCCACCTTCACTTGGCTCTTCAAGTTCTCCTGTTAATAATATTTTAAACGATGGCGGTTTTTGGTTTACCAATACAGGAGCAAACCAATTATACGAAAACGGAGTATTAATAGGAACAAGTCCTACTTCTTCTAATTGGAGTGCTATTATTGCTGGAATTTGGGGTCAAAAAGTATTTTCTACTATTTCTCCTTCTCAAGACCCAGTAGTTGCTTATTTTATTAATTCAAGTAATATTATTCAGGTAACTTTATTAGGTGGATATTCATTTAAGTATGGTGGAGCGACTTACTCAGGTGGTATTGATATGAATACTGTTGGGTCAACTGTAGATATGATTTTTAATGTTTTTGAAAGTGCTTACTACGTTGTAATTATTACTGGTAGTGTAAGTTTCTTTTAAAATCTCAACTTATATAAATAATTATACAAATATAATTTTTTGAAAAAGTTAATAAATATAAAATATAAAATATATCACATAATTATATATAAAATGGCATTTACCAGATTTAATTATGATGAAAGTAGAACAAAAAAACAAATACAACAATCAACCGACCCTGGAAGATGGGTAATGAATGTACCTGGAAATGGTTCTGATCCTTATTATATGGAAGATCCTTTTATAAGAATACAAAAATGGGGAGCAAATTTGAGAACAAACACAATTAATTTAGAAAGTGATCTTCTAGGTGTAAATAGGAGTCTTAGTAGAGATTGTTTAGGAAAAGATAATTATAAAAGTTATAATGTTCCAAATGAAGCCATTAGTTATCCATCTTCAAATAAGTTAACTACAGGACAATCAAGGACAACAGATCCCGCATGGTGGTATCGTGATAAAGAACAAGTTGATTGGTATTATCCTCCACTAAATCCCCAGGAAAATACTTGTGTTCCATTTTTAAATAATTTAAATACTAGAATTTTAGAGAAAGATTATTTTACACCAAAGAGAGATTGTATTATAAATGAAGCAAATGATAGATTACCATCAGTTGTATCAAATGGTAATTATATTGGAGGGCCTAATACATGTGCTCAAAGCAATTCATGTAAAACATTTTCTTAAATTTATTAAAAAATATATTTAAAAATTTATTAAATAATAAATAAAATACTAGAAATTAAATATTTAAAACACTTTAAATATTTAAGATTATTATTAGATTAAAAATATAATGTTTAATATATATAATGGAATTAGCTATCCCTTTAATCGCATTAGGTGGAATGTATGTAATATCAAATCAAACGTCATCAAATAAAGAACCTTTAAGGAATGAAAATAGAATAAAAATGAGACAAGAAAATTTCACAAATATGGGTAAACAAACAAATTATTTACCAAATACAAATATACTTCCACAAAATTTTCCAGTTACTAACATAAATCAATTAGTAGACACAGTACAAGAGTATCCTAATCCAAATACGGCAACAGATAAATATTTTGATCAAAATAACTACGAAAAAAGAGTAAATCAAGGAAAACCTGTGGGGCAAAACCCTCAAAAAATCCATTCAATGACTGGAAATTACTTAGATTCTGCCCAATTTAAACATAACAATATGGTGCCATTTAATGGTGGAAAAATTAAAGGTTACACATATGATATGAATATAGCTGAAACTGTTTTAGATAACATGAATGGTTCTGGTTCACAAGTAATAAAAAAAATAGAACAAGCTCCATTATTTAAACCTGAAGACAATGTTCAATGGTCACATGGTGCTCCAAATCAAAGTGACTTTTTTCAATCGCGTGTTAATCCAGGAATGAGAAATAATAATGTAAAGCCTTTTGCTACGGAAAATGTTGGTCCAGGTTTAAATCAAGGATATTCAACAACTGGTAGTGGTGGATTTAATTCTGGTATGGAATCACGTGATTCTTGGTTACCAAAAACGGTTGATGAGTTAAGAGTAGATACAAATCCAAAATTAGAATATACATTAACAAATCACGAAGGTCCCGCAAATGCTGTAATTAAAAATTTAGGATTAATAGGTCGTGTAGAAAAACAAACACCTGATTCATTTTTTATCAATACACAAGATCGTTGGCTAACCACAACAGGTGGTGAAAAAGCGGAGCGTTTAAGACCTATTGAGGAAATGGGTGTAATAAGACGTAACGATATTTTATCAGATTATAAAGGTCCTGCAGGCAATTCAGATAGACAGGCTGGTCAAGCTCCTACCGCATTCGAGCCATCAAAAAGACATCAAATGCCGGCTAAAGATGTTGCGTGTTCATCTGCCCCTGGTAAAGGTCCTAGCATAGATGGTGATAATTTTTTAAGAAGCCATACAAATTACTCTAACAACAGATCAACAATGAAACAACCCGATACTTTAAGAAGTGGATTTGGTGGAGCTATTGGTGCTGTAATTGCGCCATTAATGGATATTTTAAGACCATCTAGAAAGGAAGAAGCTACAAATAATATTAGGATTTATGGTGAGGCTGGATCATCAGTTCCTCAAAGTTATGTTATTAATCCTTTTGATACAACAAATACAACTGTTAAGGAAACTACCTTGTACTCACCAAATTTTAATATAAATAATCAAAAAGAAGGAATGTATGTTAATAATGCTATGCCTGGAGAACAAACCCAGAGAGATACAACAAGTTGTAGTTATATAGGTACTTCTGGTGGTGCTGCTGCTCAGTACGGTGATATGAGTTATGATTCCGCATATAGACAACATAATAACGATATTAAATCTGCTACCATAAATAATAGGCCAAATCCTGGTGGAACTCAAATGTTTAACCAACAAATGAATGTAAATATTTCTAGACAAGATTCAGATAGATATAATTATAGAGTAAATGCGCCAGTAAGTAATATAACTATGCCCCCATCAAAAGAAATTTATGGAAAAATAAATGTGCCGCAATATTATAATGAATGCGCAGGTTGTGAGCGTATTCAGCCAGATATTTTAAATGCTTTTAAAAATAATCCTTATACACATAGTTTAACGACTTCTGTTTAAAAGAATGAAAATAAAAAAATAAAAGAATTAAAATAAAAGAAATTATTACGTAATATTAAAATATAAAAACACTACTTTAATATTAATAAGTTATCAAATGTCACTATTAAATATTCACGAATCAGTAAAAGAAAAATTAGAATATTTTAAAACAATTCATAAAATTCCAAATATTATATTTCACGGATCTTCTGGAAGTGGTAAAAGAACAATTGTAAACGATTTTATTCATAGCATATATAATAATGATAGAGAGAAGATTAAATCATTAGTTATGCATGTAAATTGTGCGCATGGAAAAGGGATAAAATTTATTAGAGATGAACTAAAATTCTTTGCTAAAACCCATATTAATTCAAATGGTGGTGATATTTTTAAAAGTATTGTTTTGTTGAATGCTGATAAATTAACAATGGATGCGCAATCCGCATTGCGAAGATGTATTGAACTTTTTAGTCATAATACACGATTTTTTATAATAGTTGAAGATAAATATAAGTTATTAAAGCCTATTCTTTCAAGATTTTGTGAAATATATATATCAGAACCAGTGTACAATGGTAATATAATAAATTTATATAAATATAATTTGAATCAAACTTTTAAAATGAAGGATATAAAAAATAGTAGATCAGAATGGTTAAAAAAAGAGTTATTAAAATCAGTAAATAACAAAATAAATATAGAGGAATTAATAGATTTTTCTACAAAATTATACGAAAAAGGATATAGTGGTATAGATATAATTAATTTAATCGAAACAACAAAGGTTGCTGAAATATTAGTTTCAAATGAAAAAAAATACGAATTATTAATTGCTTTTAACAAAGTAAGAAAAGAATTTAGGAATGAAAAATTAATTATTCTTTTTATTTTAAATTTTGTATTTTTAGATTCGGAATTATCATTAGAAAATATTAGTTTTATATAATCTAATAAGGTATTATTTTTTGTATTTTTTTGTATTTTTGTATTTTTTATATTTTTTATATTTTTTTATATTTTTTTGTATTTTTGTATTTTTGTATTTTTTTGTATTTTTTATATTTTTTTGTATTTTTTATATTTTTTTGTATTTTTGTATTTTTATATTTTTTATATTTTTTTGTATTTTTTGTTTTTTTTGTTTTTTTACCACCTAATATTTGTTTAGTTGTATTAGTATTTATTTCAGTCGCAATTCTACAATTATGTGCGATTATTTCATTAAATGGAAATATATTTTGATATCTTAAACCTATATAGCTATATTTCCTTGTACATTTTCCCCAGGCATTTTCTTGATCAGTACATTGTTTAGTAGTATCACTTGAATAATCAAATAGTTTACAAATAAACGCACCAGTACTAATATATTTTGTATATAATCCAAGTACATTACAACGTGTATCAAATGGTGTTAATAAAAATGGCATAATATGAGTATCAAGACCGCATATATTATTTATTTGTTCTTCGTATTCATTTGTTCGTAATTTATTTATTTTAGATTTAAAATAATATAAAATGACACTATTAGTTTCATTGTACTCAATATTTGGAATTTTTCTATTTAATTGTATGCTAAAAATATCACCTGTAATATGAAAAATTTCTTCAAATATATTTGAATAATTAGGAATAATAATTGTAATTGAATTTAAATCTATATTATATTCTCGTTTAAATTCTTCAGAAAAATCTTTAACTATCTCTGGATTTGTAATTAATCCACATTGTTTATCATAATATGTATTAAAAGGAGGATGATTCCATATAATTCTCGATTGATCATCAATTATTTCTTTAATAATACCATTTTTTTCATTACATGGAGCCATTACATAATTTTTTTTTAATGATAATTTATGTAAGTTATCATTTATAAACCTTTGTAAATCTAAATGAATTAATGTTGTTTGAATATAATCAAATTTTAATTCATAATTTCCTTTATATTTATATCTGTCATTATCTTTTGTATTTAAACATAAACGCCATAATCCTAATTCGCTTGTAGAAGGATAAACTTTAAATTGTATATTATGGCTATTTATTTCACTAGAAATTACTACTATATTATCGATACTAATTTTTTCAATTAAAGTAAATTTAATGCCATTAATTATTATATATGGTTTTTCAATTGTATTAATCAATGTATCTTGTGGTACTATTATATTTGTTACACGTCTCATTGAACTAAGAGGAGGTGGAGGTGGTAATTCATCTTCTGATAAAGATGTATCTAATTCTTGATAATGATAATGAGACAGCCTAAGAGGAGATTGAGGTGGTAATTCATCATCTGATAGAAAGTTGCTCATTATAATATATAAATAAATTAGTTTAAAAATAATAAAAATAAAAAAAACATTTAGTAATTATGGATGATTTTAATTTGAGTTCACTACATGAAAGTAAAAATGAATGGAGTGCCAGATTAGTTACTATTTTAACGCCTCTTATTGTTGATGGATATAAATCAATCTTAGATGAAGCAATAAAATTATGTAAGGAAAATAATGAAATGGATAAATACTTAATGACATTTCAGAATTTTATTTCAAGAGTTCCAAAGTGGAACCCAACAATTATAGAAGCGGAGAAAAAACGAATATCTGATAAATCACATTGTTCTTATTTAGAAGATTTAGTGACATGTGTACATATAATTCAACTTAAGATATTAACCGCTATGCGCGTTGGTCAAAAACAAAAAAAAATAGATATTAATATTCCAAAATTAGATGATTTTATTCATAAGGTTTATATTAATGTAGCTAGAAAAGTATATAAAAATACATATTTATTTGAAATACATATTCCTCCTCTTCAAACTCAAAAACATAATAGAGAATTAGAAGTAATAGTTCAAGAATGTATTTTAAATACTTTGAGAGAGAGCATTCCTGTAGAAGCAATTCTTAAAGCATATATGGATGAAACTGTGGAAGAAGATGTAAGAGAAGAAATTAAAGAAGAATATATAGACGAAGGTCCTATAAATGGTGGCAGTAATGATCAAACCATAAATACAAATTCAAACACAAATACTGATTCTAAATTAAGATTTAATGATACCGATTATACTCGTGATACAAATAATATTGAATCTACAGTAAATTCTCCTAAATCAATTGAACATTTAGAACTACTAAATAAACAAAGAGCAGAGCAAAGTAGATTACATGATAACGATGATGATGATGATGATAGTAATATTAAATTAAACATTTCAGATCAATCAGTATCATTATCAGATTTTGATGTTCATGTAATGGATGAACCAAAACTAGAATTATTACCGGATTTATTAATTGACGATATTGAGATTTTAAATTAATTTGCGTAAAATACTAAATAAGAATATGATTTAGTATTTTAAATGGATAATATATTTATTATTGCTATGGTAATATCGATAGTTTTTTTTATTTCAAAATTTGTTGAAATGAGATTTATTGATAATGAAAGCAAACCATTAAAATTATTAATAAGAGATACTTTATTAGTATATTTTAGTGTAATTTCAGGATATTTTATTATGGAACAATTAAAACCAGTATTAGAAACAGTAGGTGAAAATATATCAGCTCCTCAGGTTTTTACAGATAATCCAGAATTTTAAATAATAAATTGTTGTGATAATAACATTAATCCTCCAAAAATAGAAAGGTTCTTCATAAATGAAATAATTTCAGATTTATTTGTTGGGAAATGAAAAATTAAAATTGTCATAGCAGTAAATGTCGCTAGACCAATTGTTGCAACATATGCGTAGTCTTTATACATACCCGTAAATAACGAATATAATACGAGTAAACTACCAAAAAATAATAACATTATTACTCCCAAAATGGTTGTATTGTATATAAGCGTTAGAAATTGTTTCAAATAATTTTTAAAGAATACTAAAAGTGGTATCCCTATAATTGTAATACTTATTATTGTCAATAAAGATAAATACAAACTCTTATTTTTATTATATATTTGCTGATTCAAAATAATATAAAAATATATAATTGTAATGATAATTGCTACAATAAATGTAGGTGTTAACTTGATTGTATTTATTTGTGTTTCTAAAGAATTAACGGTATCTTTAAAATTAATAATTTTATTAAATCCACCTGCTAAAAATATTAATAATAATAAAAACGCGTTAAAAAAAATAAATAATGTATTCATTTTATATTATTTATTTATTATATTTAAAATCTATGTATTTATTATATAAAAACTACTACAAATTGGAAAAATATAAAGAGTTTTTTGTTATCATTTTCTAGTTTTATTATTTTTTGTATTATTTTAGTATTATATGCTGATGCTAAAATTATACTTAGAAATAATTACGAAGAAACTAATAATAATTTGTATTTAATTTTATTATTTATATTAATTATTTTATATATAAATAGACATAGTATTATTAACGGCCAGTAAAAACTTTAACAACAGGTTTTGATATTTTTTTTTGTTTAACATCCTTTTCATATTCATCAAATGTGTATTTCCAGTTTTGATGACTAAATATATTTCCAAATAAAGATTTCATTTTGGTTAAATTATGAATTTCTTCAGTATAAAAAATTGATCCAAAAATTCTCTCCAATGAGCATCTATCTTGTCTATTTTTTACAATAGATAAAAGATTAAATAAACTATATTTTTTTTCTATATATTTTAAAAAATTATAATTTATAAAACTTTGTACTCCAAAACATCCATACCATTGTTGATGACTTAATCCTAAAATATTATCATTTAATGTAAGTTTCCTTTGAATTTCTATTTTATTTGACAATTTATTAGATATATTTAAGGTTTTACTAAGATTTTCTTTATCCGCATTAAAATGCCATAATGGCAAAATTTTAACTCCGATTAATTTTTCAAAATTAATCCTTTTGTGAAAAAATATGCTATCATGTATTATTACAGCATTATCAAAAAAACGATTTTTATAAAAATAATAGTATGGTAATAATTCTCCTCTTCCAGGAAATTCAGATTGAATAATTTCAATATTTGAATATTCAAAATCAGCCTTTACTAAATCTAGATTGCTATTATCATCAATAATAATTATTTTTTTTAAAGGATAAAATGCCCTAATACATCTTACACATTTATTCCAATACTTATTAGTTTTTTCAGAATTAACATGTCTTGTTATTATAAATCCATATGAATCCATTATATTATTAATATTATTATAAATTAATTGAAATTTATAATAATTTACTATTTATTTACTATTTATTAATGTATTATAAAACTAAATTTATATATAGCTAGGCAATGAATCAATGTCAATTACTTCACTAGGAATATCTTTTTTACTATATTCAAATGATTTAAATTCGGGTCTCTCTAATTGAGCTTGGGGAGTATGATTGTGTACACATCTGGCAATCATTTTATATAATTTAAAATCTGGATATCTATCATCTCCATTATTTTTATATAATAAGTTAATTCCTTTATCATCCAAACACCATTCAACAACTAATTTTTTAACAGGATCACACTTTTCGAGATCTTTAACCTCATCTAAATCATCAACTAAATAATCAAATATAGAACATGCTAAACGACATAAATCAAAACTATAGTTTGGTTCTAATCTGGTTTTTTTATCATTAAAATATGGTTCAGTATTATATTGAGTTGCCGCATCACCACCATTTTGAAAACTATCACTACAAAATATTTTACCATTATATTTATAAATACTTCTTCCAAAATCTATTATCTTAAATATTTTGCCAAATGTGGGAACTTTATAATATTTTTTTTTGTAACAATAATATAAATATTTTTTATCTGTAGTATTATACATTACATTATTTGTATGAAGATCATTATGAGTAAACGCAAATGTTTTTTGATAAGTAATCAAAATCATAATAATTTGCATAAAAGCAGAAAACCATTCATTTTTATCTTTTAATTCATCAGATAAAATAAGATCATCAAAAGTATTTTCACAATATTCCATACCAATTACTTGTACTGGAAACTGTGGAATAGTAGCTTCAATTGTTTCTTCAATATCTTCCTCATCCTCTTCATCAATATCTTCCCATTCTTCTTTTTCTAATTCATCTATTTCTGTATCTAATTCATCTGTATCTGACTCTTTATCATCACTATTTTCTGATGATGTATAAGAAGTTCTAGATGAACAAGTAGAGGTACTTTTAATTGTTGCGGTTTTAGAGTTATTTTCAAGAATATTTGAATTTGACATATCAATTAATTCTTCTAAATTACTAGCATTTAAATTACCAACATTTAAATTACTAGCATTATCATTATCAAAAATTTCTTCAAAAGTTTCATCATCAATTGAATTTATAGATAAATTTGATTTTGAGCTTAAATTATATTCAATTTTTATTGGTTTTTTCTTTTTATTTTCATCTTGAAAAATATGATCATAATTATTAACTTTAAATAATACATTTTTATTTTTATTAAAAAAATCAGAATTAGTTAAATAATCCAAGTCATCAAATATATTCAATTTATAATTATTTTTAATAGACAAAAATGATCCATAATAATCCAATCCATGTAAAAAATTATGTGTTTGATTCAAATTGCTAGTTAAATATATAAAAAATCCATCTACATATGCTGAATTATTTTGATCTAAAAATTTAGCATTTACACTAGATTCATCACAATTTATATCAGGTAATTTAAATAAATTTTTATTATTAATATCATATTTTCCGATTAAATATTTATATGGGTCTAAAAGAGGTGCCAATTTGAAAAATACATCTTTTTCTTTTGTTTTTTGTGTATTTATATTTTTAATTTTACAATTAAATACATTGCTATTTTCTTCATCACTTTCCTTAATATTTGAAATATACCATTTATGATTTAGGTTGATACTATTCCAATTTGTATCATTCAATTCAAAAAATCTCTTATAAATTGGAATATAATTTTGAGTGTTAGAGAGAAACAAACTTTTAGGATCTTCTAAACTTTTGAAAAGCTCGGCATTTTTTCTTTTTTGATAATTTACGTCAACCATCATTAGCTATTTAATATATAAATTCCCTATTATTTAAACTTATTTATTGTTAAATATACTTTTTCATAAAATTATGAAAAAATATAGCAAAATTATTGAATATTAAATTTAAAATTGAAACTAAATAGTTAATATTATTTTAATTAAATAAATCATGACTATTTGCGTTAATGAAAACTGTAGTAAAAAAGCTACCTTTAATATTCTGGGTCTAAAAGCTAAATTTTGTGCTGAACATAAAGATCCTGATATGGTAGATGTTTTAAATAAAAAATGTGAATGTAATAGTTCTCAACCTAGATGGAATTTTAAAGGTTTAAAACCGTTATGTTGTGTTCTTTGTAAAAAAGAAGGCATGATTGAAACTCATAGAAAAAAATGTTTTTGTGGAAAAGTAAGACCTACTTTTAATTATGAAGGATTGAAAGCCGAGTTTTGTAATTCTTGTAAAAGTGAAAATATGATTAATGTTGTAGATGAGCGATGCTTTTGTAAAAAACTAACAAGTCCAAATTATAATTATGAAGGATTAAGACCGAAATATTGTTTTGAATGTAAATTGCCTGATATGGTTGATATGCGAAACCCTAAATGTGCGTGTGGTTCAAGACCAAATTTTAATTTTGAAGGTTTGAAACCTAAATTTTGCGCGAAATGTAAAACAGATGATATGATAGATTTAAATCATAATATGTGTTTTTGTGAAAAGGCTCAAGCAAGTTTTAATTTTGAGGGATTAATACCAAAATATTGTGTTAGTTGTAAATTAAATGGTATGATTAGTAGAAATAAATTATGTTATTGTAAAACATCGCAACCACTTTATAATTTTGAAGGATTAAACGCGAAACATTGTTTTCAATGTAAAAAAGATAATATGATTGATGTCGTTCATAAAACGTGTAAGACTCATTTATGTAGCACAAGACCACAAGAAAAATTTGAAGGATTTTGTTTAAGATGTTTTATTTACAATTTTCCTGATAAACCTATAGCTAAAAATTATAAAACAAAAGAGTTTTCTGTAATAGAATTCGTACAACTATTATTTCCTAATTTTACTTGGTTTGCGGATAAAAAAATCCAAGATGGGTGTTCCTCTAAGCGTCCAGATTTACTACTTGATCTAGGATATCAAATTATTATTGTAGAGGTAGATGAAAACCAGCATAGTAAATACGATTGCTCTTGTGAAAATAAAAGATTAATGGAACTATCACAAGATTTAGGGCATAGACCTATTATATTTATCAGGTTTAATCCAGATGATTATATTGATATAAATAATCAACGTGTACGGTCTTGTTGGAGTATTACAAAAATAACAGGAATTGTTAAGATAGTCCATAAAAAAGAATGGAATAATCGTTTAGAATGTTTAAAGGAACAAATTAATTATTGGACTCAACCTGAAAATAAAACAGATAAAACATTAGAAATAATTCAATTATTTTATAATCAAAATATTTAAATAATTATAAATAATTTAAAATATTAAATGCGTATTTTTTTTCATTAAAAAAAAGGTAAATATAATATATGTCGCTAGAATTAAAAAAATTTGATATGAAATCTATTAGCTTTAAGCCTAACGAAAATAAAGGACCTGTCGTAGTTTTATTGGGGAAAAGGGACACAGGTAAAAGTTTCTTAGTTCGTGATTTACTTTATTACCACCAAGATATTCCAATAGGAACAGTAATTTCAGGCACAGAAGAAGGCAACGGTTTTTATACAAAAATGGTACCAAAATTATTTATTCATAATGAGTATAATACAGCAATTATAGAAAATGTGTTAAAAAGACAACGAACCGTTTTAAAACAGGTAAAAAAGGAAATGGAAACATTTAAGCGAAGCTCAATAGATCCAAGAGCATTTGTAATTTTAGATGATTGTTTATATGATGCTACATGGACGCGAGATAAATTAATGCGCCTTTTATTTATGAACGGGAGACATTGGAAAATTATGTTAGTAATAACAATGCAATATCCATTAGGTATTCCTCCAACTTTAAGAACAAATATTGACTTTGTTTTTATTTTAAGAGAGAATTATATTGCGAATAGAAAAAGAATTTATGAAAATTATGCTGGAATGTTTCCAACATTTGAATCATTTTGCCAAGTAATGGATCAATGTACTGAAAATTTTGAGTGCTTAGTAATAAATAATAATTCAAAATCAAATAAATTACAAGATCAAGTGTTTTGGTATAAGGCAGATAGTCATAATGATTTTAAATTAGGCTCAAAGGAATTTTGGGAATTGTCTAAAGGTTGTAATTCTGATGATGAAGAAGAAAAATATGATCCAAATTCAGTTAAAAAACGCGGCGCAGGACAAAAAATTAGCGTTAAAAAAAGTAAATGGTAAAACAAATATATAATATATTAATTATTAATTTAGTATATTATATTTAATCTATTTTTTTTTGGCAAAAGGACCACTAAGAAGTTCACTTTCACCATGATCAGTATTTCCAACTACAATATTCTCTCCTTCAAAGAGTTCAGAACGAATATCAGCAACAGAAATTGTTTCAGGATCTTTTGTAAAAGATGTAGTAGTATTAGTAACACCAATTAAATTACCTTCATTATCAATTGATTGTGTTAATGTATTTCCGGACTTTTCCGCATTCTTAATATTTTCTTCAATTGCTTTTTGTTTTGTTTCCTTAACTCTCTGATCAAAAGCAGACTTAGCATTTGTTTCATTTTTTGTTTTTTCATGCATCAATTGGTTTAGCTCTTCTTCCATATATTCAACACGACCCGTCTTATAAGCCTCAGGTTCCCAAGGCATCCATAATCCAACAGGACCTACATATACATCATGATTAGGATCAACTTCTCTCAGCATCTTACATCTCAACTCAGCTTCTTCTAATGTTGGATATACTCCTCTAATCTTTAATCCTCTTGTAGAAGTTTGAAATTGGTTATCGATTCCAAATGTTTTCTCAAGTTCTTCTTCATTATTATCAAGAAATGTTTTATATTCATCTCTCATACTTGTTTTTGTGAGAGATTCTTTCTCCTCTTTAACAAACTCTTTAAAATCAGTTGTTAAATCATCAAAAGACATATTGTATTTAAATGAAACAAAATTTAAAAATTGTACAAATTTTTCCATAGATTTATTTAAATCCCACTTCTTTAGGAATTCCTCAAAAAAGAATATTTCTTTTTGTTTTAAAATATTTTCGGGAGAGACAAAAGAAACACAAGCAAATTTTTGACCAGCAATTGATTTATCTTCTTCAAGCAAGTCAACATATTTAGAATTTTTCTTGCCATTATTCATTTTCTTTTCAAATCCTGTTTTTTTAAAACCCTTTTCTTTAGAATGATTCATTTTACTTTAATTAAAGCTAATTATTTAAGTTTTTAATCGCAAATATATATATTTTTTTCTTTTTATTTAATATAATGGAAGGATTAATTAATGTCGCCGAACTTGTTAAAAGAGTAATCAAGTATCTTGTCGAAGGTTTAATGGTTGCCATTGCCGCTTATGCGATTCCTAAACGTTCTTTAAATATTGAGGAAATCATTTTGATTGCCTTAACCGCAGCTGCTACTTTCAGCATTTTGGATACTTATATTCCATCAATGGGTGCTTCTGCTAGATCAGGTGCCGGATTTGGTATTGGTGCCAATCTTGTCAGATTCCCTGGTGGATTTTAAGATGTATAATCATAATAATCATAGTAATTTAATTAATTACAATGATTATATAAATAATAATATATTATATTAAATGGTAGCGTTTTCAAAAACTAAAAAGTATAAAAATAGAGGAGGAAGTAATATAGGTTCTAATTGTAATGATCCTAATTTTTCAATTTATAATACAAATATGTTAAAATTATTTCCGTACAGAGGTGGAAAATCAATTCCCCCAGAAAGTAATATGGAATTATTGCGAACTCCTGAAGGATTAGAACTAGAAGAACAACAAAGATTAGAAGATGAAAGACAAAGATTAGAATATGAAAGACAAAGATTAGAAGATGAAGATGTTAATGATATGGATAATTCAATAAATATTAGTGAACATTTTAATAATATTAGTGAAAATTCATATGATTTGAATGATTCAGATGATATACTACGTCAAAATATTCAAAATGATTTTATTAGGGGTGAAAATATACATGATGATAATTCTATCCATTATTTGGATGATTCAGAAATGGAACCATTAAACTTATCTGATTTAGGTGGTGGTTTAAAACAAAAAAAATCTAGAAAATCTAAGAAATCTAAAAAAAGTAAAAAATCTAAGAATTCTAGAAAAGGTAAGAAAGGTAGAAAATCTAGGAAAGCTAGAAAAAGTAGAAAAAGTAAAGGAGGTAAATTATATTTAGATGATCAGTATAAAAATTCTGAAGGACCACAGTATTAATTAAAAATAAAATTGAATTAAATTTAGTATAAATTATTAAAAATACATACAACTTACAAATACTTATAATGGGTAATTCAAATACATCAGAAAGAGAATCATACAGTAGTACTCAAGAATTAATAGAAATAAATAAATTAACACAACAATATCTTACATTATTATTCAAGGATGATAATTTAGCCATTAGAGATTATGATGAAAGTAGAGAAGATTTTATGTTTAGAACAAGACCAAGCATATATTTATTTGACAAACTTACATTTGAACAAAAAAAAATTTTAGTAAGTGAATTTTATAATATTAATCAAGAATTAAAATATAAAATATTAAATACAAAAGATAAATTAAAATATTTACAACATTATGAATTATCATATAAACAATGTGGTGGTGTATCTAAATATACAAATATTGCTAGTGTTAATTTAAATTTAGATTATTTGAAATTAGAACAAGAAATTGAAAGACTAAAAGTAGAAAATGAAAGACTAAAATTAGATAAAACAATAAAACAACCAAAAGAAATGAAGTATGAAGAATTATTTGGTAATGATGAACTATTTAGTAATGCGAAAAATTGTAATAGACAACCGACCGAAGAACTATTTGGTAATGGGAAAAAAACACCAAATAAAAAGAATTATCACGATAATATAAAATTATGCGCACATAAACTTGCTGATTGGGATAATAATATATGTGGTAATATTCCAAGAACACTTGTTTATAAATCGCCAGTTTATTATAAGGATATGTTAGAAGCTAGTCTAAATAAATTAGATAATAATTTGGAAATAATGATGCTTATTAATGATTTGTATATTGAATTTGATAATGTTGAAATAAATTGCTACAAGTTAAAAACTATAAATGAATCAGAAGCTATATTAATGTTAAACGAAATAATCATTAAAGATAAGTACTATAAAAATAATAATATTAATAATATTACAGAAAAATTTATTCCAAACACTTTGGGTGTCAGAGGAGAAACAACTAGAAGTGGCGCACATTGGTGGTGTGGTGTAGATAATTATATAAGTCTTATTAAGCAAAGGATAATTATATTTAGGGAATTTTATAGTAATATATTTTGAAATAGTTTATAATAAATTTAAAATTATTAAATAGTTGAAATAAATTCCCAATCCAATTCTTCACAAATCTTGCGCCATATTTGATCTTGTTCAACTCTTTTCTCTCTATCTTTCAACATAGGGAAGTCTGGCAGATATTGTTCTTCCCCTAATAACTCGCAAAGTTTGTATGCTGTGTAGTAGTAGTTTAAAAAATTTACTCTGTCATCTGGACAATATTTAGAATAAGGAGATTGTAATTCAATAAAAAGATTACAAAGAATTTCTTCTAATTCAGGAGACATAACAGGAGGTTTAATTCCCAATTTATCTTTAATAAATGGTATATGTTCATAATATTTATTAAAACCTAATTTTTTTAAAATCTCTTTAGTTTTAAGATTTGTAATTTGATCTAATTCAATTCTCTCTTTCTTAATTTGAATTTTTATATTTTCAATAACTTCAGGAGGTATTTGAGTTGTTTCTTTGCCTTGAAACTGAGCCAATATTTCTTTAAAATGATTTATTCTTTTATAAGCATAAAAACATACCTCTTTAGGTGGTTCTTTATAAGATGGTTTTTCATTTTCAATTAAATATGGAATATTTCTAGAACAACTATTACAAATTAAAATACCTTCATCTTCGAGAGGAATTAATTCTCCTTTATAGCAATATTGACAAATATCAGTTTGACATACAAAAGAATTAACATCTAAAAAAATATCATCAATATTACATAAATATTTTTGTACAATATTATTATTTTTTGTTTGATTAATTATGTTTAATGTATCATCTTGTTTAATTTTGAAAAATTTATTTAATATTTTATTTTTATTTGTAACTTCGGAAGATGTACCAGATGATATATTTTTTTTATTTTCAAAATAATCAAAAATGAATTTAGAATTATCTAAAAAATACTCCTTCTTTTTACTTTTAAATTCTTTAATTGTATTTGTAATTTCTCCAATTCGATCAGTTATATCTAATTTTTGTTCAACTGTTAATTTGTCATTCAAATTTTCTAATTTTAATTGTAGTGCCTTTTTTTCATTTTTTAACTCTGGAATTTTATCGTTTTCATTTTTAGAAAATTCATTCAAAAATTCCTTATGCTTACCATCTAAAGTAATTGATTTTTGCTTATTAAATTTGATTTTTTTATTAGTTTTGGGTTTAAAACTTGGCATCGTATCTTTAATAAAGTATGTACTTTTTATTTAATTAATAATAACAATTAAATATATTATTATTATTATTATTATTATTATTATATAATTTTAAATATTTAAAAATAATTTAAAAAATTGAATTAAATATTTACTATTATATTATACATATTATTATTACAATATGGAATCTTTACTAGATAATATGTTCATTAAGCGATTTTGCTTACCATCAAATATTGATATAGAATCTTATAAAAATGGCAAACAAGATATTTCGCATTGTATTTGTGGAAATTATAATCATATAGCTTGTATTTTACAAGGAAAAGATTATTATTGTAAAAAAACAAAAATCTTATGTTATGGTGTAAATAAAATGCCAAATAGCGATAATATAATTCCTGGTATTCATGCTGAACATGATGCTCTATTAAAATTACAACCTTTAAAAAATAAAAAAAAATTACAAAATATAAATTTACTAGTAATTCGGGTTTCAATAAAAAATATATTAAAATGTAGTAAACCATGTAATAATTGTATTAAAAAAATGAAAATTATACCAGAAAGCAAAGGGTATAAAATTAAAAATATATATTATTCTGATTATTGTGGAAATATAGTAGAAACAAATTTAAATAATTTAGAAGTTGAAGAACAACATTATTCAAGATATTATAAAAATATACATAAACAAAATTAAACATACATAAACAAAATTAAACATATAAACAAGTTTAAAGATAATAATAGTTTTCTTATTTTTTATTAAATGGATATTAAAATAAAAATGGATAATTATTTAGAAAATAATATAAAAATTGACAATATTAAATTTCAAAAAATGTTATTTCTTTTTAATGCTATTGAGGAAGGTTGGTCTATTAAAAAGAAAAATAATTCATATGTATTTTCAAAAAATCACGAAGGAAAAAAAGAAGTATTTGAAGATAATTATTTAGATCAATTTATGAAGTCTAGTTTTGACATGCGATCTGTTATTTCTTAGACGATAAAATGGTGATATTCATTATTTTTACAAATAAATATATTTATTTTGTAAAAATAATTAATTAATTAAATTTAATTTCCAAAATTTTTTTTCTTTAGCAACTATATAAAATGGGAGGTGGATTAATGCAACTCGTGGCCTACGGCGCTTAACAACTTGGGCGCCAACAGTGAGCTGCTATTATGGGTCGTATATCTCCATAATAGAAAAACAGTGTAAATATACGGATTGATGATTTATCAATCATATAACTTGCTAGTGATTTATTGGATCAATCTTTTAAAGGTTGAGTAAATCGCAAGATTGTCAAATTGCGGGGACTTACTTAGAGCTTTAACTACTTCTTATTCATGGTGACATAGAATAATACCATAGGGTAATGACCGATGGCATAGTAAAAACGTTAAAGATTGGATAATCCGCAGCCAAGTATCTTATATCGAAACAATTTAAATATAAATAAATAAGTAAATCTAATGAAAAATTTAGGAGAAATATATTGTTTAACAAGCCCTTCAGGAAAAAAATATATAGGGCAATGTTGTAAGTATTTATCTAGTGGAAAAAAGTGGGGGTATCTTAGTAGATGGAAAGATCATATTAGAGATACCAAAACAAAAAATTATTGTAGATTATTAAATAATGCGATTCGCAAATATTCTCCAGAAAATTTTTTACTAGAAATAATTAAAGAATGTAATATTGAAGAATTAAATTATTATGAAGAATATTACATAAATATTTACAATACATTAACTCCAAATGGCTATAATTTAACTACTGGTGGTAGTATATGTCGTCAATCAGAAGAAACAAAAAAATTAAAACAACAAAGTATGATTGGAAAAAATAAAGGTAAAATTTTAGAAAAAAGAAAAAGAAATCGTGAAGAAGATAATAATTTACCTAAATATTTAAGATATTATATTGACAGTTCAGGAAAAGAAGGATATAGAATATCACATCATCCTAGTTTAAAAGATAGATCATTTGTAGGAAAACAAATTTCATTAGAAACAAAATTACAATTAGCATTAACTTATTTAGAACAAACAACGCTAGATATAAGATAAAGGTTCAGAGAGTAGACGGCAATCGGGAATTCATGATAGTTCTAGCAAAACTTGAAATTTCCTAAGGTGTACTCCGGCCCTAGTAGAAATACTAGGGATAATCGCAAGATGTTTACCTTACAGGTAATCCTCAAATTACTTTTTGGAAAGTTACTTACAGACGTTACACAAATTTTGCTATTGAATCAATTGAGCAAACTTTCAACGGTCAAGCCGATTTCGGTCGTCGTGTCCAATGTACTATTAGCCGAAACGGTGATTTGGCTTACCGAACATATCTCCAAGTTACACTTCCAGAGATTAACCAACTTATGGGTATTGGAAACTATTCTGCCCAAGATGCTCGTGGCGTATACGCTCGTTGGTTAGATTATCCCGGTGAGCAACTTATTGCTCAAGTTGAGGTTGAGATTGGTGGTCAAAGAATTGATCGTCAATATGGTGACTGGATGCATATCTGGAACCAACTTACATCAACTTCTGAGCAACAACGTGCTTATTTTAAAATGGTTGGAAACACCACTCAACTTACATTTATCACAGATCCTTCTTTCTCTGATGTTGATGGCCCTTGCGACTCCTTGGCTCCTCGTCAAGTTTGCGCTCCTCGTAATGCTCTTCCAGAGACAACCCTTTACGTACCTCTTCAATTTTGGTTCTGCACCAACCCTGGTCTAGCTCTTCCTTTGATTGCTCTTCAATACCATGAGGTTAAAATCAATCTTGATATTCGCCCCATTGATGAGTGCTTGTGGGCTGTTACTACATTGAACTGCAATAATAATGGTGTTCAAGATGCTGTTGGCCGCCCTGTTCCTGCCACAATTGCCTACAATCAATCTTTGGTTGCTGCTTCTCTTTATGTTGACTATGTTTTCTTAGATACTGATGAGCGCAGACGTATGGCTCAAAATCCTCATGAGTACTTGATCACCCAACTCCAATTCACTGGTGACGAGTCTGTTGGTTCTTCTTCGAACAAGATCAAACTCAATTTCAATCACCCCGTGAAGGAGCTTATCTGGGTTGTCCAACCTGATCAAAACGTAGATTATTGCTCTTCTTTGACTTGCGATGCTCTCCTTTTCAAGGTACTTGGCGCCCAACCCTTCAACTACACTGATGCTATTGATGCTCTTCCTAATGCTGTCCATGCTTTCGGTGGTCCCGCCTCTGTTGCTGCTGACTCTCGTGCCTTCATTGATGCTCGTGGTCTTTTCCAAGATGCTGGTGCTTTGGATTATATCCCTGAGGGTGGTTTCACCGGATACTGGCACGGTCCTTCTAATCCTTACAATGAAGTAAATTTTGGCGGGCCTGCTGTTCCACATACTCCTCCTCTTGACGTTGGGTCTCATCTTGATAACTCTGGTGTATCTGATGCTGGCACATTCGTTCTCACTGAGACTTCTTTGGACATGCATTGCTGGGGCCAAAATCCCGTTGTCACTGCCAAGCTCCAATTGAACGGTCAAGATCGTTTCTCTGAGCGTGAGGGTTCTTACTTCTCTTGGGTACAACCTTTCCAAGCTCACACCCGATGCCCTGATGAGGGTATTAACGTTTACAGCTTTGCTCTTCGCCCTGAGGAGCATCAACCCAGTGGCACGTGCAACTTCTCCAGAATTGATAACGCCACACTCCAACTTGTGCTCTCAAATGCTACAGTTGAGGGAACCAAGACTGCTAAAGTCCGTGTGTATGCTACCAATTATAACGTGCTTCGTATCATGAGTGGTATGGGTGGCTTAGCGTACAGTAATTAAATATTTTGTTACGATTTATCGTGTCATTATTTATACTATTTAATATTAATAAATTTAATATTAAATAAAGCTTTTTAATTATTAAAGCAAATAACAATATAAAGACAACCACTATAATAATACATAAAATGAGCGTAGATATCGTAAATCTTATTGAAAGCAATCCAATTACTAAGTTGAATGGTGATTATCAAAGCAAATTAGTTGAAAAAGTTAAAAATAATTTTTCAAATTATGAACAACAATTATTTTTATCAAGTTTTTACTGCTATTTAAAATATGATTCAAAAAATGATTTTGTAATTGATCTAGATAATATATGGAAATGGTTAGGATTTAGTCAAAAATATAATGCGAAAAGATTATTACAAAAATATTTCACAATTAATAAAGATTATAAGGTTTTGCTCCTCAACACAGAGGAGCAAAAAAAAGATGCTAGAGGAGGACATAATAAAGAAATAATTAAAATGACAATTAAATCATTTAAACTATTTTGTATTAAAGCTGAAACAGAAAAAGCAAATGAAATACATGAATACTATATAAAAATGGAAGAAATATTACAAGAAGTTTTACAAGAAGAAAGTACCGAATTAAAAAAACAATTACAACAAACCAAAGTAGAATTAACACAAATAGAAGTAAGCAAAAATAAAGAAATGGAAGAAAAATTAGCATCTCAACAAATATTAGAAAAAGAAAAAGTTTTACTTAAAGAATACTCAAATTCAGGCTCATTGGTTTATATAATTAAAGTTAAGTCATTTTTTAATGGTGAATACATTGTTAAAATCGGACATAGTACAAAAGGAATTCATGATAGATACAACGAACATAAAGGAAAATATGAAGAATGTTTATTATTAAATTGTTTTCCAGTTAATAAAAGTAATGATTTTGAAATTTTTTTACATAATCACGAAGATATAAGACAAAATAAAGTAAATGATTTACTAGGACACGAAAATGAAAAAGAATTATTTTTAATTGGTAAAAAATTAACATATCAAATGGTTTTAAAAATTATTAATAACAATATACAAAATTATAATTATACAGTATGTGAATTGTTAAAAGAAAATGAATTATTAAATTATAAACTTATATCAAGACAATCTAATAACAATACTAACAATGATAATGAAAATATTAAAGAACTTTTAAAAATGGTTAGCATACTTAATAATAAAATTAATAACTTAGAGAAGACAAATAAAGAAATACTAGAAAAATTAAATTCACAACAAACTAAGGTAGTAACAGGATTTAGTGAACCTCTTGTAACTCTAGGTCCAAGATTACAAAAAATAAATCCAGAAACACTACAACTAGTTAAAGTGTATGAAAGTGTAAGTGAATGTATGAAAGAAAATAGTAATATTAAACGTCCAAGCATTAATAAAGCTATTGAAGAATGTACAATATATAATGGATTTCGATGGCTATTAGTTGATAGAAATTTAGATCCGAATATTATATTAAATATTAAACCAACAAAGATAACAAAAGTACAAAATCTTGGTTATATAGCAAAACTAAATGCTGAAAAAACAGAAATAATTAATGTTTATTTAGATAGAAAAACAGCAGCTACGGAAAATGGATATTCATCTTCTTCCGCATTAGATAACCCAGTAAAAAACTATACAATAACTAACGATCATTATTATGTGTTGTATGATAGTTGTGACGAAGATTTAAGAGAAGAATTTGTCATAAAAAATAATAATAAAGAGCCTATTTTATATAAAAATGGAGTTGGACAATACACCCCTGAAAATAATTTAATCCAAGAATTTATATGTAAGTATGATTGTATAAAGTCCCTCCATATAAGCGATAAAACATTAGAAAAAGCTTTAACAAAAAATATTTTGTATAATGGAAACTATTTCAAGTTATTAGATTGTAAAGTTAAATGTTTTTAAAAATAAAATAAAAAAAAATAATTTTTTTATTTTATGAAATAGTTAAAATACTTAATAAATAATCTAATTCTCTTCGTGATCATCTTCGTCATCATCTTCATTCGTAGTATTTGGTGATTCTTCGTCAGCTTCATCATCTGTATCTGAATCTTTTTCAGAATTTAAAATATAATTCTCTCCATCCCAAATAACTTTATTACTATTAAATAACTTATTCATATTAATAACTTCAGGCTTATTAGATTCCGTAGTTAAAAGTTTTAAAATCTGACTATCATCTCTAAATCTAATAGTGTAGTTTTGTTGAATATTAAATCTACCAACCCGTCCAAGAGCTTGAACAATTTTTTCTTGCGTTAGATTTAAATCCTTACTTAAATAAGCATGACAAAATTGATAGTTTGTACCATAAATATAATCACTAGAAGCAATGATCATGTACAATTTTTGCGAATCAGCCAACTTTTTCATAATTTCAGTATATGTAATATTATTATGATTTGTAAAAACTCCAATACCCATCATAAGTAAAATCTTCCAACTATCTTCAATTCCATGTAACAACATTATTTCACTAACAATTGATTCTTCAATATTGCTTGTGAAAGCATCACTTGTATTTAAACCTTCTGCCCATTTATTTAAATGAAGAATTTTATTAGGAACAAATGTATCATTCAATGTAGCAGTTTTGATCATTGACCTAATTACATTAATTTCATTCGTGATTTCAAGAATAGTTCCTTTAGTATTATCTTTATCTTTATCTTTTGGTTCTTTTGATGGTTCTCTAGATAACTTTCTAGGGTCTTTTGATGATTTTACTCTTCCTTTAAATTTATTACTTGATTCACTAATTGAATTTTCTGCTTTTTCAGAAATATCTTCCAAATTTTTTTCTAAAACATTTAATCTTTCATTTAATGAATTATTAAACTCTATTTTTGTCATTAAATCATTCATTACACTAACTGGAATATTTGCTTGTTGAATACAAAATTTAGCTATTTTTTCAACATCATTTGATAAGAATATTGTAGGACCATCTGTTAATGTAAACGCGTCCTTAGTAGTAACGTATATACCAGGGTTTTGATTTTGGTTTACTGGCAATTGAGTTCCATTTACTATATTAGTTTTTACAACTTGTTCACTAATCATTTTTGATAATGGTTTCCCTTCTAGCTCTCTGGAAGAAATTCCATGACCTAAGCTATTTGATTTTACAATTTTATTTCCTTTAACGTCAACAAAATTATTAGACCTAATTCTAGCATCTCTTGAAAATCTACATCCATTATAAACCGCACCCCACATTCCAGAAATAATATTTTGTAATAAATTAATATAGTAAATTTTAATACTCGTCATATTAACATCATTAAGATCTGAAAAATGTCTATTAATTTTCATTTTTATACCACAAAAATTATTTTTATTAACTAAAGTAATAAATGTGACAACTTCTTTTAAATCAAAATATCTCAGCAATGTTAAGTGTTCTTGACAATGTCTAGCAATTTTCAAGACCTCATCGTAATTTTCGTTTAAATGATGAGGTAAAACTACATATCCATCTTTATTAATTAAAGGAATAGATTTTTTACAATCGTGACTTACAATACTAAATACTTGAGCACCATCAAACTTATTCTTAAAATCTGTTATAGTTTCTGTAAGTTCATGAAGTTTTGGCAAGGTAGCTGAAGATAATACCATATTTGGTATCAGATTTTTCTTCCAATTTCTTCTAATAATTTTATGAAATTCATGATTTTCATAATCCATAGTGATAGTTGGTTCATCCCAGTATGTAATGATTTGATTTATATCTTCAACTACGTAATCAAGACCGCTTTCTTTATTAAAAACTATTTTTGTACTAAATGCCTTCATATAATACATTGCCGGCAAATACGATTTAATATCACATATCATAATTTCAACTTCACTTCCAACACTATTATCAACTTTACCAATTCCACCAGTTCTTTTATTTTTTGTATAAACTTTTGCTGCGAAATAATGTAATCTAATATCAGCCGCACTAGAACAACCAAACGCAAACGCAACTTTTTTTCCAGCTGATATGGCTGCCTTAGCTAATGCTAATCCAACATGTCTAGCAGCACACACAAATATTATTTTATGCGTTTCTGATAAGGCTAAGGGAGAGAGGGTCTTACCAGTCCCGGTTGGAGCTGTATATAATACAATTTTTGGACATTTTTGTTTACAAATAGTAAATATTTCCTTTTGATGCTCATATAATTCCATATCAGCATATTTTAATAAACTTTCGTTTTTTTCAATGTATTCAACCGCATTTTCTATTACTAGAGCAATGTTAATGTTATCTTGAAAATTAAGTAAAACAGAATTAATAATAGATAATATATGTCTGTTGATTTTAATAATATTATTCTTGATCAATTTGAATAGTGTAAAGTAGTGAAACATGAATAATTTATTATTTTGTTCTAATTCATTCGTTTTTTTCTTTTCAGATAATTTAATATTATCAAAATTTGTTTTAATAATTTTTTCTAAGTGAAACATCAAAATGAATTCGTATATTTCACTCTGGATTATTGTTTCGCTGTTATTTTTTTCAAGACGAATTTTATCCGCACTTTTAATTTTTATATCAGAACTAACGGATATGTTAATATAATCTATAGAGTATTTTTTTATTAAACTATCTATAATTTCCCGAAAATATCTATTAAATAAATAATCTTCCATTTTTTCACTATATTCAATTTTTAAAAATGAAATTAATGAATTATATTCATTAATTTTATTATTAACATTATTAAAACCATTAATAATTAATTTTAATACTTTTTGTTCTGATTCAGAAACAGGAATTTCGATTGATTCCCATTCAGATTTATTAAGCTTTCTTTGAGTTAGATCCATTGTTATTTTATTTAGTATAATAATCTTTATATATTTGTTTATATTTCAATTTTATTTATTAAAAAAATTGATTTATAAATAATATAAAAGTAAAAAGATATCTAATAATACAAATATAAGAATGTCAAATTTTAAAAATCAACAGGTTAAAATTATTTCTATTGATGGAAATATTGGTTCTGGTAAATCAACCCTTATGGAACGATTACGAAAACATTTTAGTAATAATACAAATATTGTATTTTTAAAAGAACCTGTTGATGAATGGGAAACTATTACAGATGAAAATGAGATTACAGTTTTAGAAAAATTTTACGGAAATCCAACAAAATATGGATTTTCATTTCAAATAATGGCATATATTTCAAGGCTTGATGTTATGAGAAAAGCAATTAAACAAAATCCAAATGCGATTTTTATATCAGAACGTAGTTTATTTACAGATAAATTCGTATTTGCAAAAATGTTATTTGATTCAGGTAATATTGAATTAATTAATTATAAAATTTATTTAAAATGGTTTGATACATTTGCGGATGATTTTCCAGTGAGTAAAATTATATATGTAAATACTGAACCTAAAATTTGTCATCGTCGTATTGTAAAACGTTCTAGAACAGGAGAAAGTAATATACCTTTAGATTATTTACAAAATTGTCATAAATATCATAATAATATGATAGATATAAGTTCTATTGATTGTATTTGTAAAGATCAATTAATTTTAAATGGAAATATTGATATATATGAAAATAAAGATCAACTTGAATTATGGATTGAACAAATTAATACATTTATTCATATTTAAATAATTAAATAATTAAAGACAAATTAGACTAGGCTTAGAGTTTTTATGTTGAATTTTTACTAATTTGTCATGTGATAAAGGATTTAAATTGTCATTATCTAATTCGACACTATTTTCAATAAATTTTTCAAACATTTCTTTATTAATATAAATATCTTGGTGTTTATAATCAACTTGAAAAAATGTTTTTTTTATTTTATTTATTTTTGAAGTAATAAATTTTTGATGTTTTATCTTCGCATCATTTAAATTAAAAAAAACAGCTTTACACGGATCATTATTTCCTCCTATAATAATTCTACAAATTGTATCATGATTTAAATCACGTTTAATTTCTTTATTTAAATCAGTAACCTTATTTGCGGCTCCTTTATATGATATACCTAAATATATACCATGATATTTAATATTTATTTTTCTTCTTTTTGTTTTATTTTTTAAATTACACAAAAATTTTTTTGTTTTATTATTATCACTACAAGTTATCGCAATAAAATTTAATGATTCATCATAATCATCTGGAAAATAATATGAATTTTCAAATTTTTTACTAGTAATAGGTAGTTTAGCAAAAGGATCGCCATTAGTAATATATCTATTAAACATTATAACCCTATTGTGTATTAATTCATTAAACTTTTCAATTAGTGGACCATTCATTACACGTGGACTACCAAAAGTAATACATGCTATTTTTAAATCCGGTTTATGTTTAACCCATAAATACGAAAAAAGACTAGCTGCTCCACCTCCTAATGAGTGTCCTGTTGTAACTATTTTAATCTTAGATGTTTTTAAAAAGTGTGTAGATAAATAATTTATAGATTCTTCAATTGTATAAAAAATTTCAGAAATTATTTTAAATACCCCAAGTAAATAACCATTATCTGAATTATTACATATTTTTTTTGGAGTAATTGAACTAAGTTTTAAATATGACAATCCGCTTTTTACAGAATATGTTCCACGAAAACAAACAAAAATAGTATTCATAAGTTTATTAGCCACAATATACACACTAGAATAATTAGATGTACTAATTGAAATATATTGAACATCTTCAGATGATAATTTAGTAACTTTATTATTATAATTAATTTCATTAATTTTTTTATTGATTTTTATTATATTTTGTATTTTTAAATCAAAAATATTAACAATATTTTCATCTTTGATATTTATAATTTGATTATTTAATTCAGAAATATTAAATATTTGTAAATATTTATTTAAGAATTGATTGTTATCAAAATAGGATAATCTTGACATAATACTAGATATTGAACTAATTAATGGTATATCCATATTATATAATAATAATATAATAAATAATATATAATCATATAAATAATATATTATTTATTATATTAATGTCTGGAAATCAATCAAATATATCCGAAAAAAATATTAATATTATTGTAAATTGTCCAAATTGTAATAATCCTGTTTTAATAGAACAATTAAATTGTAGAATTTTTCGTCACGGTATATTAAAATCTAATAATGTTCAAATTAATCCACACGCAAGTAAAGAAGAATGTGATTATTATATAAATAATAATTTAATATATGGTTGTGGAAAACCATTTAAAATACTTGAAAATGATGAATTTAAAACAGTAATTTGTGAATATATATAGTATAAATTTAATCATAATTTTATAAAGCTAAATCAATAATAACTGGATAATGGTCTGAATCATATTTTCCACAATATTCCTCATATTCATGATACATAAAAGCATTAACAATATTATTTTTTATTCCATCTGTTACTAAAATATGATCTATCATTGAATAATCTTTATTAGAAGCAGTATTACAATTGTTATCAGAATCATACCAATCACTAAATCTGTCTTTTTGTAATATTGTTTCAGCTATGCTATGAAGTGCGTATTTTCCTGAATAATCACCATAATTTCCTTTTAAAATATCAAGAACTTGAGATATAGGAATATTATTATTTACATCTAATACTTTTCCATCAAAATCATTAAAATCACCAAGCATTATAATTTCATAATCACGATTTATATAATCAAAAATAACGGATTGTAAAATCATTGCTTGAGCTTCTCTCTGGACACACCTTGAAGGATCTGTAGGATAAGCAATTAAATGTGCGGATATTAATGCCACGTTCATTCTATTAAATACAAACTCAGTAATATAATGTTTGCTAACGCCTGAAGAGCTTGGACTACCAGTATAACCACATTTAGATCCATAAATTGGATAATCATATCTTACTTCAGTTCTATAAAGACTTACTATTGGGTCAATTCTTGTCAACATGCCAACATTTTGTCCGGTAGAGCTATCAGTGCCTTTTTTTAAGTAAGGTTTATAACTGCCATCTAGTTTTTCTGCTAATATATTAAGTTCATCACATCCTTCAACCTCACAAAAGTTAATAATATCTGGTTGAATTGTATTAATAACTTTTGAAATATAAGACATATGAGTATCAGCTTCTGATGAATTTTTCCAAGGGCAACCACTGCCAGGACAGTTTGAAGAACTACAATAATCTATAAATAACCATTCGACATTATATTGTGCGATTCGCAGTTTATGTGTATCTTTACGTCTATCTTCAATAGTTGTTACTATAGGACATTCTGTATCAGCAAAAATATTATTTACAAATAATAAAATAAAAAAAAACATGCTTAACATACTTTTTATATAATTTATATATAATTTAAAATATTAAATATATATATAAAAAATTGATTATAAATATATAAAAATATATGATTACACTAATATAATAATGAAGAATTTTAACAACAAAATAATGTTACCAATAATTAAAAATATATCAAATGAAAAATCCGCAAAAATTTTTCCAGAACTTGAATATAAATTACAGTTTGACGGTTGTAGTAAATCAAATCCAGGAATAGCAGGTGCTGGTGCGGTAATTTATAAATTTAATAAAGAAATTTGCTATAAAACACAATTTGTAGGAAATAATGAAACAAATAATGTTGCTGAATATACAGGATTAATTATAGGTTTAAAAGAAGCTATTAAATTAAATATTAAATCAATTTATGTTGAAGGAGATAGCTTACTTGTTATTAAGCAGATGAAAGGAGAATATAAAGTTAAATCATCTAATTTAATTAATTTATATAATGAAGCAAAAGAATTAGAAAAACAATTTGAAATTATATTATTTAGTCATATTTATAGATGTCAAAATAAAAGAGCAGATGAATTATCTAATTTGGCAATTAGCAAAGATTGTGTAGATGAAAAAATGTATTATGATGAAGATGATGAACATGAAGCAGATGAATATTTATTTAAAGAAGAAAAATAATAATAATAACAATAATATATTATAATATGATAAATAAAAATATTCTTTATGGTGGTGCAGGAGTTATTGGAGCTGGTGTATTATATTTTTTTTATTCAAAATTATCTAATAATAATTCTAGATTATCGTCAGTAGATAGTGATGATGAATCAAGAAAGGATTATGAATCTTGGACAGGTAGTATACCAAAAACTATGAACTGGGGTGGTGGAAAATCTAAAAAGAATAAAAAAACAAAACACATAAGAAATAGAAAAGGTAAAAATAGCAGAAGAAAATAAAATATTAGTATTCCAATAAAGAAATATTAAGAATTTTATTAGACTTATATTTTAATAGATCTAGTTCTTTTTTTGTTGTTGGAAACTCTTGACTTCCATATATGTCTTGAAGCATTAACCATTCAAATAATCCACCTGTATAAATATATACATTATAAAATCCTAATGATGTAAATTGACTATATTTTATATATATTTTTTCATCATTACAATTACGTCCATAAATAATTATTCTTACATTTTTTAATCCATTTTTTAAATACTTATTAATAATAATCTCCTCTTGGCTTGCTTGAACTGATAGTGGTAATAAACATGATTGCTCTGTTTCAGGCAATGTATTTATTAATAAATGTGATTCCGAATTTTTTAAAATAAATTGTACATCTTCAAAATTAATTTTTTGTATTGATTGAGAATTACCCATTATTTTATGTGTTAAAATATTTTTAAATATTAAACTTTTTAATATTTAAAACAATTAATTATTCTTTTCTTTTTAAATTTTCTTTTCTTTTTTATTTTTTACAGTTTTTGTCTTAATTTTTACGCAACGATTCGTTTTAAGATTTAATTCCTTACCAGGAGGACAATCTTTATTAGCTCCTTTTTCTAATTTATTCTTTTCTTTTTTTTCTTTTTTAATTTTGAAAGTTTTTGTCTTAATTTTTACACAACGACCTGTAACTTGGTTTAATTCTTTACCAGGAGGACATTCTTTATTAATTTTCTTTTCCTTTTTAGGTTTTTCCTTTTTATCCTTTTTAATTTTGAAAGTTTTTGTCTTAATTTTATTACAACGACCTGTAACTTGGTTTAATTCTTTACCAGGAGGACATTCTTTAGTTTTTTTGGATAATTCTTCTTCCAATTTCTTCTTTTGTTCTTTTATTAATTTCATAACAGAAACAGGTTTAATTTTAACGCAACGATTTGTTTTAAGGTTGAGTTCCTTACCAGGAGGGCATATTTTTTCTTCTTTTCTTTTTATTTCCTTTATTTTTTTTGTTTTTTTTATTTTTTTTACATTTACTGATGTAAAAGATGATGGAGTATTTATTGGTGAATTAAAATCATTTATGTGATTTCTATATTCTTCAAGTGTATATAATTCATTATTAATTTTATAAAATTCATCATTACTTAAAAATAGATTTTTTTTTGATTTAATATCTAAAAGTTTTATTTTATCATCTAATGCGTTTGGATTAAATGCTAATTCAGTTTCAATATTTATAATTATTTTAAGTTTGTCTTTTAGCTTAGTTTGTTGGCTAGCATCCATTTTTTTAACGTCTCCTATATCTATTTTTTTACCTAATAAAAAACTAAAATATTTAGATATTTTTTCATTAATTAATGTAACATAACCTCTAATAACGTGTCTAAAATGATCTTCAGGAAGGATTTTATGTTGCGCTGTAGAAAATACGCTGGTTATTATTTGGCTACTTGTCATTGATGGATTTTTTAAGCATAATTCTGTAAAAAACATACTCCACGCGGAACAATATCCTCCTCCCTCAATTTCTAAATATGAAATTATATCTGATGATTCTTCAAAATGTTGAAATCCACGTATATAAGGACAAACTTGGTTTGATTCTATTAATTCAATAGGTTTAAAATCTTGCGCTCGTGCTTTATTTTTAAGTAATTCGATATTTACATATTCAACAAATAATTTCAAAAATAAATCTATTGAACTGTTTAATTTTTCATTATTAAATAAACCGACTTTTCCATGAGGTTCAAAATGTTCAATATGATTAAACTTTTTGCGATAAATTAACACATTCGCATGCGCGTCGTTTGTTCCATCTGGATAATATAAGCTTAGACCTAAAGGTATAATAATAATATTCGCATCATTTTTAATACAATGTACTAATTTTACAGCTATTCTTTCTAAATATTCATTTATATAATCTGATTCTTCTGCCGAATAAACTTCTCTAATTTTTAAATTTATACCTAAAATTTCCCAAAAATCACCGCCTGTTGTTTCTATTAAAAAACATGGGGATTTATATTTTTTTAGAAGATATATATAAAACATCGCCTCAATTGGTGTTGTACCTATAAATTCTGATATTTTTCCTAACCCTAGTTTGCTTAAACGATGTATTTTTTTTTCTATCTTTTTGTTTCCTTCTTCTAAAGTGTACTCTTCTGGAAATTCAATTTTTAATGCAGACATATTATACATAGATATAATATGTCTAATAAAATGGAGCGTAAATTATTTATAGTGTGTTGAGTTTTTATCAAAGATCCAATGATATTTATTTACGTGAACATCTGTTAATATTCTGGTTCGTAATCCAGGCGCACTAATATTACAGTCTTTTGCGGCATCGGCTATAGTTTTAAAATATGATTTTTCTCCAGTACAGCAACATACTTTAATAACAGGTTGCTCTGAATATTGATCTTCCTTTGAAACACCAGAATATCTCCAAAGAAATCCTTGACATTTACGTTTCTCACGAATTGAAATTCCCACTGCGGTTCCCGTTGTAAGCCCTAACGCTCGTCCAGCAGCTTCTATGCTTTCATATGTATTTAAAACTTCTCCAGTAACTATATGTATTTGGTCGATTGAACGTTTTGATTTTCTTACTTGTGGAACACCTGGATCAATATCTAAAATTTCATTTTGTATATATTTTCCATCTAAGATATTTGAAAGCTTATCTAAATCTTTACAATTATCAACTAATAAAGTTTCTAATTTTAATGTAATATCTAAAATTTTTTTTATATTTTCATATGTGCCTTCATATGTATTATTACCTAAAAAAGTTTGAGAATTTTTTAATATAAAACACATAATTTTTTCTGAAAAAGGATAAGATACTTTAACGTTATATTTCATCTCTCCTGCTGAATCAAGTTGCTTTAAATTTGTTTGAAGAGTTTCATAATCTTTTTGTCTAACTATAGAACATTTATACCTTAAAGGTTGTGCTTCAAACGCATACAAATAATAACCATATTTACAAATAGCATAATTACTTGCTATTTTATTTTTTGAATCATTTGTTGTATCTGGTTTATAATTATTTAATTCTAATTGTATTTTTTCTATTTTGTTGTCTTTTTCTTTAATTTCTTCCTGTAATATTCTCACTTGCTCTTCAAGTTGGTAATTTTTATCAACCAATAAATTATAATTTTCAATATTATATTCATTTTCTTTAATAATTGTTTTAATATGTTCATCTATTTTTTCAATCGTAAATTTATCATTATCAACTGCTAATAATTCTCTATGATTTATATCATTTATCATTAATGATCTTAATCTTTTTTCTAAAATAGGATATCGTTTTATAGCATTTTCAATTTCTATCTTATTTTTAACTTTAAAAGCGGCAATTAATTTAAAATTTGAAAATGTTTTCTTATGACATTTAATTCTTTCAGCTAAATTATTGCTTTGACCAAATTTAATTAAATCTTCATTATACATTTTACTATTAGGTTTTCCAAGACTTTTATTATCAATCTTACCATAATAAATACATTGAGTATTAATTGGAAATTGTAAAATTAATGTTTCCTCTACTAAAGAATATTTTTCATTTTCAGATTGTACTTTTTGTTCTTGTAATTGAGTTTCTTTTTGTTCTAATTCATTTTTTGCGTTTTCTAATTGAAGTTTTAATTCTGAACTTTCTTCTTGAATAATTTCTTGTAATATTTCTTCTAATTTTATAAAATATTCATGTATTTCATCAGCCTTTTTTGTTCCCGCTTTTATACAAAATAATTTAAATGTTTTTACTGTAAGCATTAAAGTTTCTTTATTCTGTCCTCCTTTGATATGAGATGATTGCTTAACCTGCTGGTTAAGCGATGATTTATAATCATGTTCAATTATAAAATGTTTTTGTAATAAATCTTTTGCCTTCTGCTTTGTAGAAAATCCTAACCATTTCCATATATCATCTAAATCAATAACAAAATCTGTTTTAGAATTATAATTTAAAAAACAATAAAAACTAGATAGAAACATTTGTTGTTCAAAATTATTAAACCCTTCTTTAATTTTTGTTACCATTTTTGATTGATAATTATTTCCATTTAATTTTGTAATTGGGTTATTTTCAATTAATTCTACGATATTTAGTTCTTCCATTATAATATTATATATAAATAGTCTTTATATTATATTTCCCTAAATCATTTATCGATTATAAAAACGATAATCGAATCAATATCTAATGAAATTGAACTACAATTTCTACCTTTTCTTTCTTGATGCTCTTTGTAGCGGAAATAGATAATTCTTCTCTCTTTTTACGCGTCTTAGAGTTATCAACAATTTGTTCTTTTCTTTTTGAAGTACTGTTACGGTTGTTCATGTCCTTTTCAATGATCTCATAATTTTCTTCGATATAATCAATGACTTTATTCTCAAGCGCCCATTTAAAAAAATTTAATTGACCAATTGTGGTCTCAATACATGTGTCTTTTTTGTACGGTATGCTAATTCTGTCCCACCTACAGAACGGATCAAATCGTTTTTTGCTATATGCTTTTAGCTTTAATTTGTAATCAACGTACACCTTAAAACGTTTGTTCGCTTCCGCATCTTCAATTAAAGTATAATATTTTTTGGCATAATTTGTAGAAAACCAATCAACGATCCTAAGAGATATTTTTGATTCACCAGTAATAATTTTCAACATTCTATTTAATATTAATTCATCTTTATAAAAATCCATTAAATTATTTAGCAATAAATCATTTTGAGTTGTATAACTTACTGAAGCGTTCATTATTAAGTTTTTGAATAATTTATTTAAGTCGTTTAAATAATAATATATATATTTTAAAATCATAATTAATATATAATTTAATATATTTGAAAATTATATATGAATTCTTTTAAAGATTTATTTACACCTTTAGATAAAAAATATTGTAATTATTTTTATTATATATCGGTAGTTACATATTGTTTATTTGTTTTGTTGTTATTATTATTTATATGGAGTTTAGTATTTCATTATAAAAAACTAGATTTAAATATTTGTATACATTCTGTTAGCATAATCATTAGCACTTTTTTATCATATTTTGTTAATCGTTTAATGTATTCTATGTGTGTTAAAAGTATATAATTTAATAAAATTTAATCCTGTTGTTCTTTAGTTTTATTTTTCTCACGCTCTAAGGTTGTATTAATTGGTTTTAAATACATATCACTAACTGCTATATCTTCTACATAATTAGAATCATTTAAAAATGGATTAAACCCTTTTTGTTGTACTAATTGTCTATCCGCGATTTTATTGTCAAGATCTTCTCTCTTATTTGATTGTTTTAAAAACCCTTGATTTAACATGTCCCATGTGTTTTCATCATGATTTAATGATGTTGAATATGCGGATTCTTCCACATTTTTACTAAATAGTTCATCTTGAATATTTTCTTCTTCAATTGTTGATTTTTTATTTGGTCTTCTTGACCTTTCATAAGGTTCTCCATTTGTCCATTTCCATTCCATAATTAGTTTATTTATTATTTATATTTTAAATTAACTAATAAGTTTTTTAACTAATAAGTTTTTTAATTTTATTAATAAAAAAAATTGAAATATAATTAATTATTAATTATAAATCAAATAATAATAAATCAAATAGCAATAAAAATGTCGACCTATTTTAAACAAATTAATCACGAGCAAGTAGATAAAATTACGGATTATGATGCTGAACAATCAATCGAATTTATGACACAATACGGAATGGGTTTCGTATGCGAACCAAATGACGAAGGTCAAGAAATTAATTGTATGTCAGAAATTGTACTTTATGAGTATAGAAAAAATAGAAAAAATTGGCTTTCAAGAAATGGCGAACATATATCAGGATATTTAAATAATTATCATCAACAATTATGTGTTGATAGAGGATATAAATATACTATAACAATAGAAATTGATACAATTCCTGTTTTTACATCTTTAAATAAAGATGATATTTATAAATATTTTATAGATAATGAAGAAGATTTTAACAATTCTAAAATTCGTAAAATAATATTTATAAAATTTGAACTAATCGAAGAAGGTGATAAAGATGATATTATTGAAAATAATTTTAAAATAAAAGAAATAAATAATATTAATAAATAAAAAATAGAAAAAATAGAAAAAAGAAAAAAATAGAAAATAGAAAATAGAAAAAATAAAAAGGGTAGATGAATTTATACATCTTTTTTTATAATATTTAATTGTTTTGTAAATAAAAATTTATCAGCTGATTTACATCTGCGTTTTAAATTACAATCCAAACAAGCTAACACAAAATTATCTATATTATGACCTATATCATTATTAATCCTATCTACAGTCCATTGTTTTGAATCACGGACATTTTCATATAAAATAAGCATTTCACATTTACAATAATAACATTTAATTTCAGTTTCATTTAATTTATCTATAATACATGTTAGATTTATTTTTTTGTCATTATTTAATATTTTTTTATATATATCTTGTTGCTTATAACTAGTTATTTTTTTTTCTATTTGATTTATTAGTATTTTTGATGCGTTTGTATCTTTTTCATCATTTTCATATACATTTAAAATACTATTAGAAATATTATTAGAAATATCATTAAGTAATTGTAATTGTTTATTATATTGAAAATATTCTATTTCTAATTCCCATTTTTTAGTTTCAATTCTTTTTTTATCTATAATTTTTTCTTGTGTTAATTTTTTAATTTGATATCTATTTGCTTGACCAGTAATATTAATCTGTTTTTTAAAATCATTATTTAAATCATTTTCTACGTCCATAATTATATAAAATAATAATTATTATATACTTATTATTTTATATGTTAATTATATATATAAAATTAACATTTAAATAAAAAGTTAAATATAAATAACTATTTAAATAAACTAGTTAAACTTATCATTCTATATATATATATAGAATGGAAGAATTGCCAATCGTAAATAATGAAGAATGTGTTGAACTTAAAAATATTAAATATAAAACAATGCTTTTAAGTGGTGTTCCTATTAAAGAAACTAAATCTGCGAATGATTTATCTAATTTAGAAAAATTTTTGGAGAATGAACAAAATAATAATAAAAATGATCCATGGTGTAAATTAGATAAAACTATTAAAACAAAAAAATTAATTGAGTATGTTAATTTATACAAAGTAGAAAATAATTTGGATGATGAAGAATCAGAATTATTAATTATCTTTTTTAAAGATTGTCTGGATAGAAAAAAATTCCAAAGAGTTAAAGATGTTATATATGATAAAACAACTGGATTAGTTAAAGAGGTTCCCGCATTATCATATACAAAGGCAACTAAACATTTTACTCTTAAAAATATAGATAAACGCGTATCAACTCTCAAATCTTTACCAACCAAAAAATTACAAAGTACGATAAAAAATAAAAAAATACCAGAAATTATATAAGATGTAAAATAGACTACTTGTATATTAATATAAAAACAAATTATTATATTAATATAATGAACATAACATATATTAATGAACTCGAAGAATTAGAAAATATTATTGATAATATAATACCAGAAGAATATCCATTATTTTTTATTGAAGAAGAAAATACAATAGATTTTATTGAAGCTGCTCTGGAATTAATGAATATTTATATTGAAGAAAACCCAACAGCAGTTTCTGAACCTGATTTTTATGAATGTTTTGTAGATTCAATTAAAGAATTATTTTTTATACAATTTGAAGAACATATTTATTTAAACGAAGATATAGAAGATGACATGAATGATATTTTAGATGATGCGTTTAATATATATTTTGAGACATTTTATCAAGGTAGATCTGAAAGTATGGTCTCTATTAATGAATCTAATAATGAGTCTAATAATGAAATTAATAATGAAACTAATAATAATAATAATAATAATAATAATGAAACTAATAATAATTTAAATAATTCAAATCAAATAAAAATAGAATATTTACGAACTTTACCACAACCTGTACAAAGAACCCCAGAATGGTATTTATTTAGGCATAATTTAATTACCGCAAGCAACGCATATAAAGCTTTTGAAAGTCAATCAACTGTAAATCAACTTATTTATGAAAAATGTCAGCCTTTAAAAATGAATGACGATAAATTTTCAATGGTAAATGTTAATTCGACATTTCATTGGGGACAAAAATACGAACCATTATCAGTTCAAATATATGAACATATTTATAATACAAAAATTGAAGATTTTGGTTGTATTCAACACAATACTTATAATTTTTTAGGTGCTTCTCCTGATGGAATAAATGTTGACCTAAAATCACCGCTGTATGGTCGCATGCTTGAAATTAAAAATATTGTTAACCGCGAAATAACAGGAATTCCAAAAAAAGAATACTGGATTCAAACACAGCTTCAAATGGAAGTTTGTGATTTGGATGAATGTGATTTTCTCGAAACAAAATTTACAGAATATCAAAATTTTTCTGAATTTTGTAATGATGGAAAAGAAAAAACTGAAAAAGGTGAATTTAAAGGTGTTATAATGTACTTTAGTACTAAAGAAGGCCGCCCATTCTATTTATACAAACCGCTTCAAATTACAGATTATACAGAAATTGATAATTGGGAAGAAAAAATGATTGAAAAATATGAATCAGAAGAACATAATATGTTATGGATAAAAAATCATTATTGGAAATTAGAAAAGTTAAGTTGTGTTCTTATTTTGAGAAATAGAAAATGGTTTCAAGATAATATTTTACAACTAGAAAAAGTTTGGAATATTATTTTGAAAGAAAGAGAGACAGGATATGAACATCGTGCCCCTGTAAAAAGAGTAAAAAAAGAAGTGATTAATAATCAAGCTTTTCAAGGATGTTTATTAAATATTGTTAAACTCCAATAAATCTATTTTTAGTTTAATATAAAATATTTGGTACATCTGTTCTAAATGGTAACATATTAATATTAGTTGTAAAATAACCAACACGTGTTCCAGATTTGGGATCTACGGGTGGTAAAGGCTCAATATAATTAGACTTTAATTGTTTTTCTTTATATAAAGTTCCACATAATTCCGCAGGCATACATCTACCAGTATCAGGATTATTTGGATATCTTAAATTATTCGTGATTTGTTTATAAGAACCAACCTCAAAAATAGGATAATGCCACCACATTTTATTTGCGCCATATTTTGATACACCATTTTTTCCTGTAATAGGATAAGTATCTTGTACTAATACATCTACTTGGGAAGAAGGATAAATACCATCAGTGCTTCCTAAATAATAATTTGAAAATCCTTCTTGTGAAAAATAAGGTTGACAACTAACAACTATTAATAAAATTAAAAATGCTATTAATATCTTAACACACATATATTTTACTAATATAATATATTAATAAAATATATAAGTCAACAAAAAGACTAATTAAATATAATATTTTAACTGATTTAAAACTATTATATTTAATAATATAACAATGGATACTTCTTTTGATATGAGAGTAACTAAACGTAACGGACAGTTAGAAGATATAGCCTTTGACAAAATTTTAAATCGAATTAAAAAACTTGGTCATGAAGCAGGTATTCAAATAAATTATTCTTCTCTCGCAATGAAAGTTATAGATCAGTTATATGATAAGATTTCAACAACTAAGATTGATGAGTTAGCAGCAGAACAGTGCGCTTCTTTATCAACACAACATCCAGATTACGGAACACTAGCTTCAAGGATTGTTGTTTCAAATCACCAAAAAAATACAGATCCATCATTTGTAGATGTAATGAAGTCATTATATTATTTTAAAAATATTCATGGAAAAAAAATGTCTTTAGTATCTCAAAATTTGTGGGATTTTACAAGAAAATATTTTGAAAGATTTGATGAAATAATTGATCATGATAGAGACTACCTAATTGATTATTTTGGGTTTAAAACTCTTGAAAGAGCTTATCTTTTTAAGCTTAATAATGTGGTTGTAGAGAGAATTCAACATATGTGGATGAGAGTTGCTGTAGGAATTCATGGAGATATGAATGATCCTAACAGCTTAAACTTAGTCAAGGAAACGTATAATTTATTATCTCAAAAATACTTTACTCACGCAACTCCTACACTTTTTAACGCGGGCACTCCAAGACCTCAATTAAGTTCGTGTTATTTAATTGCGATGGAAGAGGATAGTCTTAAAGGAATATACAACACATTAAATGATTGCGCTCAAATTTCAAAATGGGCAGGTGGTATTGGTATTCATATTCATAATATTAGAGCAAAAGATTCACATATTCAAGGAACAAATGGAACTTCTAATGGACTAGTTCCTATGCTAAGAGTTTTTAATAGTACTGCTAGATATTGCGATCAAGGAGGAGGTAAAAGAAATGGATCTTTCGCAATTTATTTGGAACCTTGGCACGCTGATATTGAAGATTTTCTTGAATTAAAAAAAAATCATGGAGATGAAGAGCTAAAAGCTCGTGATCTTTTTTATGCTCTATGGATATCTGATTTATTTATGGAACGAGTAAGAGATAACGCAAAATGGAGTTTATTTTGCCCTCATGAATGTCCAGGACTTTCAGATATATATGGAGATAAATTTAATGTTTTATATGAAAAATACGAATCTGAAGGCAAATCAAGAAAAATAGTTAATGCGCGTGATTTATGGTTTAAAATTTTAGACGCACAAATGGAAACTGGTACACCATATTTATTATTTAAAGATGCGGCAAATAAAAAATCAAATCAACAAAATCTGGGAACTATTAAAAGTTCAAATCTTTGTTGTGAAATTTTAGAGTACTCTGATGATAAAGAGACCGCGGTATGTAATTTAGCAAGTATTGCTTTACCAACATTTGTAGAACCTATTACTAAGTATTTTGATTATACTAAATTACATGAGGTAACAAAGGTAATAGTAAATAATTTAAATAAAGTAATTGATATTAATTTTTATCCAACTGAAAAAACTAAAATAAGTAATATGAGACATAGACCAATTGGATTAGGAGTACAAGGATTAGCAGACACCTTTGTTTTAATGGATATTCCATTTCACAGCGAGGAAGCAAAAAATATGAATAAATTAATATTTGAAACAATGTATCATGCGGCTTTAGAAAAAAGTAATGAAATGTCTATTGAAAGATATAAAAAAATATCATCCAAATCATTTAATTCCATTAAAATATATAAAGATGATAGTTTAAATGAATATGAATTAGAAGCTTTTAAACCTCATTGCGATAAATCACAAAAAGAATTACATTGTAATTATCATGTAGGATCGTATAGTTCTTTTGAAGGATCCCCAGCATCACAAGGAATTCTCCAATTTGATATGTGGTCTAAGAAACCATCAGATCGTTACAATTGGTCTTCTCTCAAAGAATCAATTAAAACTTATGGATTAAGAAACTCTCTTTTAATGGCTCCTATGCCAACGGCGAGTACATCGCAGATATTAGGATTTAACGAATGCTTTGAACCATTTACAAGTAATTTATATAGTCGACGTACTTTGGCTGGTGAATTTGTTGTAGTTAATAAATATCTTATGAGAGAACTTATTAATTTAGGTTTATGGAATGACAAAATTAAAAATAATATTATTGCGAATAAGGGATCAGTACAACAATTAGATATATTACCTGAACATATTAAAAATAAATATAAAATTGTTTGGGAAATACCAATGAAACACATTATTGATATGTCAGCTGATCGTGGGGCATTTATTTGTCAAAGTCAAAGTTTAAATTTATGGATGGAAGACCCAACATATAATACATTAACTTCTATGCATTTTTACTCATGGAAGCAAGGATTGAAAACAGGAATTTATTACTTGAGAAGAAAGGCAAAACACCAAGCTCAGCAATTTACTATTGAACCAGAAGCAAAAAAAAATGAAGAACATGATGAAATTTGTGAAATGTGTTCTGCTTAAATAATTATCGTTTTTTTGTATATCTTCTATTTTTTTTATTTTTAGTATATCTTTTTGTTTTTTTGTTTTTTGTTTTTTGTTTTTTGTTTTTTTGTTTTTTACCACCTTTAAGACTAAATTTTTGTCCAATACCTAAATTGCTATATGAACTACCATTATCTATTCTACCAACATCACCATCATCTTGAATTCTTAATGTGGTTGCTACTGAGTCAACTAAACGATCTACAGATGCTATTGCAGCATAGGGTGCGCCTATTGTAGTTGTTACCATTCCAATAAGCATTGTCACGGATGCTGGATCTAATGTTATTGCTTTTATCACAGTTGTTACGATATTAGTATACAAAGCGCAAATAGGATTACCTAGATAAAATCGCGAAGCTATGGTTTGTGATAAAGAAGAACACTCGCCTGATAAAAGCATTCTAATCCCTACTTCTATTGTTTCATGATTGCCAGTTACTCCTACATATCCTGCTAATATAGCAATTAAAAACCATATAGTATTTCTAATTATTTTTTTTGTTAACGCACCACCCTTCATTTTTTTTCTTCCTCCACTTATATCGCACATAGTTAAATCTAAACCTTCTACTTTTTGTAAAGTTTGTGTAAATAATTCATTATTAAATTTGGGGCAAGTATCACTCATTATATTATATTATATAATGTTAAAAAATATTTTTTACATTATATATTATTTTAAAATAATATATTATCATTTTTATTTACAAATTAAATCAAATCAATTAACAAACTTTTAATTTCATCATTTATTTCTATAATATCTACTTTATATTCTAACATATAATAACAACGTAAACAAATCAATACATCATTTAAAGAATTATGAAGATTTTTTGGAGAAGAATTAAACAATTGTATATGTAGTTCATTAAGCTTGGGAAATTTTAAATATTCTTTTCCAAATTTACTTTTCATTTTCAAATTACATAATTCAATTGATTTCTGCATTGTACAATATAATTCAGACGACTCTGGTTTCATATCATTTAAATTTTCTAATAATTCTAAAAACATTCTTGTATAAGATAAATTATTTTTGTTATTTATTTCTCGCATTAATTCAACCTTTAACATATTTATATCAAAACTCAAATTATGACCTACTATTAAATCTATATTATAATTTAAATAATCCCTACTAAAATGTATTAACGCATCTTCAATCGTATATTGACTAGTTTGTGAAATAAAATTTGTAATACCATGTATATTACTAACTTCATCACTAATATTTATATTTTCTGGAATCCTAATAATTAAATCCAGTGTTTTTATTATTTTTTGTAATTCTGTATCATAAATTATATAACTGAACTGAACTATGTGAGGCCACAATGATAAAGATAATTCATTTATTATTTTAGATTTTGGTAATCCGGTTGTTTCAGTATCAAACACGGCAATTTTCATTTTATTAATTACACTTTTGAGTTTATATTGTTTATTATTTAAGTATTCTATATAAACAAATAATCATTTCAATTTTATTTTATTCATTTAATATATATTAAATGACTAAAACAGGTAATAAAAAAAATAAATCTAATAATAAATCTAATAAAAAAAATATTGGAGGAGATTTAACACAAAAATATAGCTTAGCATCAATTGATGAAGATAGCGAACTTGGAGGATTTAAATATAGCAATTCTATATTAGGTATTTTAGGTGTAGGATCATTATTATATTATATATATTATGGTAAACAAAATATTTATACATAATTTTTACAAATTCCAAAGCTTCGTCTGTGCCAAATTGTTATTCCATGTTCTTTTATTCCATCCATATGTTTTTTAGACCCATAACCTTTATTACTATCAAGCCCATATTTTGTAATCAACTCTGGATTTTCTTCACATAAATCATCTATATATTTATCCCTGAAAACTTTGGCTAGAATTGAAGCAGCCGCAATGGAAGAGTATTTGTTATCACCTCCTTCAATTGTATCATATGGTATTGATTCAATCTTATTATGTTTTTTATTTACCATTGTAATAGGTTTAAAATAATTTCCATCAATTAACAAATGAAAACTATAATTTTCATTTCCTTCTTCTTTCATTTTTTGAATGTATTGTTTTCTAACTTCTAAAATTGAGGTATGCATTGATTTTTGTGTAGCCTGTAATATATTAATTTCATCAATAGTTTTTTCATCTTCATAACTAACATACCAACCCAACGCATTAGCTTTTATATATTCAGCAGCTTCTTCAATTTTCTTTTTTGAATGAAATTTTTTACTATCTTTCACTTTAGAATGATCAAAGGTATCATCTTTAGGTAAAATAACGCCAGCGGTATAAACTCTTCCAAACATTGGTCCTCTGCCAGCCTCATCTACTCCTATTTCAAAAATATTCGCATCTTCTAAATGATATTTTTTTAGTGGTTCTTGTTTTTTAATTACTCTTTTTGCTTTTTCAGAAACAGGAGATAAAATTATTTCCTCATCAGAATCATCAATTATGACAGCACTTATAGAATTATTTTTCATTATATTATACTATTGTTAATTATATTTATATTATAATATTGAATTCAATTTTAAATATAATATAGTTTTAAACTTTTTTCACTATATAAATTATACAATGAATGTTGAAGCATTATTTCTTTTCTTAATTTTATTATTAGGACTTGTCTTATGTTCTTTTTTAGGAGGTAATTGTAATAATAAAGAAGGATTTTCACAAGATAACCAAACAGATAGTTCTGGAAAGCTTATACACTCATTAACTAGTGATAATAATTCTTCATCTAGTAATAATTCGAATGATAATAATAATTTAAAAAAATATTCATCTAATAATAATTCGAATGATAATAATAATAATAGTAATTTGAAAAAATATTCATCTATTAGTAATTCTAATGATAATAATGATAATAATAATGATAGTAATTTGAAAAAATATTCATCTAATAATAATTCAAATGATAATAATGGTAATTTTAAAAAATATTCATCTATTAATAATTCTAATGATAATAATAATTATTCATCTAATAATAATTCGAATGATAATAATGGTAATTTAAAAAAATATTCATCTATTAGTAATTATAATAATAGTAACTCTAGTAGTAATGGTGATAATTATAATCATTACAGTGGTTCATCCACAGAATTAACAAATGGAGCAACATTTACAGGATCTAATGGTGGAACTGTTGTTGTTAAAATATCAAGTGATGGAAAACAATCTTTACGAGTTACACCTCCTAATGGTGGTAGTCCAATGACTTTTACATCAAAAGAAAGCATGACAACATATTCTGGTGAAAATGGGTCCGCCGCTAAGTTTTATGGACCTAATGGCCAAACTGCGGTTGTCATAAAAACTAATGATGGACAACAAGCTATTAAAATAACGGATTCTAATAATAATTCTATTACATATACTTCATCTGGTTCAGCTGCTGTACATTCTAGTGAATCAAATACAACATATTTTGGAAGTACTGGTTCAAATATTCCATCATCCAGTTATAATACAGCATATGAAGACAACGCTAGTGCTGGTTCTGTAACTGGTCCTAGAGGTAATACTGCTGGTTATGTTAGTGGACCTCAAGGTAACACCGTATATGGAACAAATGGTAATGGTAACAATAATTCTTATTATGGAGGAAGCGCTGGAACTGTAACTGGTCCTCAAGGTAACACTGCCGGTTATATGACTGGTCCTCAAGGTAACACTATTTATGGAGCTAACGCTAACAACCCTTCCTATGGAGACCAGTATTATAGCACATTACCACCAGGAATACCCAAAAGTCAAATTCTTCCCGGACAAGAAGATTTATATATTTTGAAGTCTCAAATCGTCCCTCCTGTTTGTCCAGCGTGTCCAGTAGCAGCATCATCTGGTACTTCTTATAAAGATGAAGAAAAATGTCGTCCTTGTCCAGCACCACAACGTTGTCCAGAACCAGCTTTTGATTGTAAAAAAGTTCCAAATTATAGTGCCGTAAATAGCAGTTATTTACCAATTCCTGTTTTAAATGATTTCTCAACTTTTGGAATGTAAATTAAAAACTTTTATATAATTTAATTATTAAATATAATTAATAATTAGATGGATCGGAAACTTATTTTAGGTGGAATGAATCAAAAACTTATTGAAATAGAAGAAGAAGATTATATTTTTTATTGTAATAACTGTAAAAATGAATTCGATCATATTATTAGTTTTTATCCTATCCCAGGTTTAACTGAATATTATAATTGTAGATTTTGTAATAGTATTTTACCAGTAAAAGATTTGAATAAAAAAAATAAAAATAAAAATAACTTTTGGAATTGTTGTTGTTTTTGGTTATAAATTTATTATTCTCTCGTCTTAATACACTTTTTATCAATTTGAAGTGAAGCTCCTTTTTCTTCTTGAGGCACAATATTAATAATACATTTTGATTTTTTACCATATAATGGCTCAGTACATCCTTTTTCTTTTTTCTTTCTTGTTTGAAGTTTTTTAAATTTAAAAAGTGTTGGTTTTTCTTCAGTACACCTAGATCTAAAATGTTCATATCTTTCTCTCACATCACAATAGCTAAGATTTGATTTTTTATTAAGCATTTTATTTACTAATTCATGTAACTCATAAACATATTTAGAAAAAGTTTCACGATTTTTCATAACAGACATTGTAAGAGGCAATTGTTTTAAATTAGTTTTCAAATTTATTCTACAATACTTACATGGTAATACGTGTTGAAGGTTTAATATATAGTCTCTGTAATGTTTTTTATCTTCAGGTGTTGGATTTACTGGATAATTAAAGCTCATAATATGTAAGAATGTCCATTGGAGAGGTCCCCAAATTGATACTAAAAAACCATCACCTGATGAAAAGTCTGATTTTTTAAAAATGTTTTTTTTAGTTTTATTATTTTTGTTTGTATTTGTATTTGTATTTTTACGAGTGTATGTCATATACTATACTTTTAGAAAAAGTATATTAAAAATATGTTTATATTTTATTATAAAAAGTATATTAAAATACAAATATACTTTTTATTTACAAAGTTATAAAAAGTATATATATAATATGAATATGGATTCTTCTAGAGATGTAACTAAAAAGGTTTGTCTATGTTCCTTCACATCAATAGTAATTATAATACTTTTTATTATAAGCCCATTAAGTACATTTGTATTAACATCATCATTCATGAAAATAATTGTTTTGATTATTTTAGGATATACAATTTACTTAAATAATTATCAAACGAATATATTAAGTTTATCAAATAATGCTTCACAGACCCCTGAAGTACAAGCGCAATTAAGTACAAATATTATTTGTAGCTATGTATTTACTTTATTTTTAGGAATATTATTTATTTTTGTGATTAAAAGCTTCTTTTAATCTACTTTTAATCTACTTTTAAAAAAAGTAGAGCAAAATATCAGCTTTTTATAATGAAATAAAGAAAAGTTATAACTAAGTAAGAGCAAAATATCAGCTTTTTATAATGAAATAAAGAAAAGTTATAACTAAGTAAGAGCAAAAATCAAAAACATTATACTCATTTTAATCTATTTTTTATCAATTTTTGTTGAAACTTGAATTATATAATTAGAATAATTCGAATCTTTATTTGATTTAGTAAATAATTGTTTAATTTCCATAATTTTTTGATAATATAATTTATCATTTTTAAAATCATATCTATTTAATTCAATTAAATTACCATTACTATCACGAAATAACATTATCTTAAGAGATATTATATTATAATCTTTATATTATATTCGTTTAAACATTATCATAATTTCTTCTTAATTATATATAAATGTCTTATAAAATGAATTTAGCAGGTGGAGATGAATCTTCAAATTTTATGTCAAAAATTAAAAGTGCAGGAAGCGGCTTTAATTCATCAACTATTATGTACATTGTTGCTGCTATTGTATTTATTATTGCTGCGGTTTTTGTTTATTTTCAATTCGTAAAACCAGCTTTAAAACCTTCATATAGCGCAAATAGAGAGAAAGATAAAGGTGATCATTCAAAAGAAGCGGAATTAATGTTTTTTTATGTTGATTGGTGTCCTCATTGTAAAACCGCAAAACCTGATTGGGAAGAAGTAAAGTCTGAATATGAAAATAAAACGGTTAATGGTTATCGTATCATATTTACCGAAATCAACTGTACAAATGAGTCTGAAGAAGTAGAAAAATTAATGAATAAGTATAAAATCGAAGGATATCCAACTATTAAGCTTCTAAAAGATGGTCAAATAATTGAGTATGATGCTAAACCTTCAAAAGATACACTTATTCAATTTTTAAACAATGTTCTCTAATGTAGAGAGAAATGTTTTAGCATATTCAATTCCATTCATATATAAACCTTCCCTAACTTCAATTGAGCTTAATGCTGTCTTAAGAGTATTTATACTAAGAAAATTCGTATTACATATCACTTCATAAGTAATTGAAGTTTGAATCATATTATTTGAGCTAATACTATGGACTATTTTAAATAAAAAATTCATTATAAATTCTAATAATGTAGAATTCAAATCAATCTGATTTTTATTATGATCATCATATTGATTTTTAAACCCAAGTATTTCTTCAATATTTTTATTCGGAGATTCAATACAATATTTTAAAGGATAATTACATGTTATTCCACCATCTATATAGCATTTACCTTCTCTACAAATAGGCGTCATTAAAACAGGTAAAGCACAAGACATTTGAATCGCTGTAATAAGACTAAGCTCTGGATGGGTTAAATAAGAAATATCTTCAATTTGAAAAGCATTTACTTCAAATGAAAACATGTGTAATTCAATCTTGGAATATTCAAAAAAATCCTTTAAAGATATATTTAAAGATATATCCTTAGCATCAAACAATGGTTTAAAACATTTGATAATTGTTTTTTCATCAAAAATTCCTTTTTTAGTATAAGCATCAAATATATTTTGAACTTTAATGGGGAAAACCTCATGCCATGGTCTTTTAATAATATAATCATGTAATGTAATCCAATCAAATTTTAGACAAATTAATACTCCAATTATTGCTCCAGCGGATGTACCATAAATTGTTTCAATAATGTTAATATCAATAAACTTATTTTCTTCCAAATGTTGAATTGAACCTAATGTTTGTATCATTGTTGGTCCACCACCTGATACAACTAAATGTTTAATTATTGTCATAATATTAATATAAATATTATATTAATATTAGTTCAACTTATTATAAATTACTTAGTTAACTTGTCTTTTAAAATTTTCATAACCATGTTTAGCAATATACTCCATATCTCTCATTATACTACCAAATGAACCACCAGAATGAAATCCATTAATTGGATCCTTCCACATTTGTTGTTTTATTCTATTTAATTCTGGGTTTATGCTTAACATAAATCCAGAATTAGGTGGTGGCTTATAAATTCTTATCCAATTCCATAATTCACAAATGCTAATTGCTTTATGAGCACTTTTTAAAAAATCCTTATAGGTTTGGTCTTCAATAAAATCAAATTCTCCATTACCATAATATAGTTCATCATATACTATAATATTATTTTCCATTGTTAATAATATAAATAGAAATCTATTTATGTTATTTTATATATTTATATTTATATAAATGAAATTTTTTGGAATATTTTCATTATTATTGACTAGTGTAATAAATGTAAATTCATATTTTTTTAAAGAAGCAGAAACCTCAGTGTGGTTAAGTGGAGCCGCGTATTGTAATAAAGAAAATTATATGGATATGAATTTGGCTGGTTCAGCAAGTGGATTTATAGTTACAAATATATTGTATGATAAAGCAACTGATTTACAAGGATATATCGGAATTATGCCGCAAACAAAAACAATTTATGTTACTTTCAGAGGATCTTCATCAGTATTAAATTGGATAGATGATTTTAAATTAAAAAAAATACCATATGATTCTTATCCAGAATGTAATTGTAGTGTTCATGATGGTTTTTATACAACTACACTTCATCTCAAATCATCTGTAATAATAAATATAAATATTTTAAAAAAAAAGTATAAGTATAATAATGTTATCGTAACAGGTCATTCATTAGGAGCAGCAATAGCTCAATTAATGATGATGGAATTAAATTTAAATAATATTTATTCTACAGTATATAATTATGGTCAACCAAGAGTGGGAGATATAGATTATGCTAATTTTGTTTCTTTATTTTATAAAGAACAATTGTATCGATATACACATTATAAAGATATTGTTCCACATATTCCTCCAAATGAAATGAAATACTATCATTCATGTAATGAAATATATGAAAATGAAAATGGTGATTTATATAATTGTAGTACAACAAATTGTGAAGACCCTCTTTGTTCAGATCAATTTTTATTGAAAGAAACAAATACTTATGATCATAGTATATATTTAGGTCATTATTTAAGTTGTGAGGAAAGTACAAAATAAATTATTAATATTACTATTATTACTATTATAAAAAATCAATACATACATTTGTATTTATTTTTTTCTAACTTATTTTCAAATGGCGAATATATTTACATTAGAAAATGTTTCTGATTTTTCAGAAAAGTTAAATATTGATGAATTGTATGAAAAAAAACGACAATATGATTTAAATAAATTAACTCTTTTTAATAAAATACTGAATAGAATTCATGTTAGAATAAAAACTACATCCAGACAAAAAACAGATGAGCATTTTTGTTGGTTTTTAGTACCTGAAGTTATTATTGGTGTACCTAAATATGATCAAGCTGGTTGTATTGCTTATTTAATGGATAAATTACAAGAAAATAAATTTAATGTAAAATATATTCATCCAAACACTTTATTTATTTCATGGATACATTGGGTACCTTCTTATGTTAGGACAGAACTTAAGAAAAAAACTGGTATTGTAATTAATGAATTTGGAGAGAAAATTGATGAAACTAATAATTTGGATAAAGATAAATCCAATTACGAATCAACAAATCCAAATAATTTAATGTTTAATACAAAAGAACCAGAAAAACAACAAAAGAAAAATTATACCCCAATTAATAGTTATAAGCCTTCAGGAAATTTAGTTTATGAAGAAGATCTATTAAATAAAATTATTTAATAATTGTTTCTTTAAGTTACTTTGAAAATATATAATATATGTTTCTTTAAGTTACTTTGAAAATATATAATATATGTTTCTTTAAGTTACTTTGAAAATATATAATATATGTTTCTTTAAGTTACTTTCCCAATATATATTCTAAGAATGTAAAAAAGTGTCTGGGAAAGTCAAAGGTCAAATCGATTTTGGACATTTATAAATGTCCATTTTTGAAAAGGGCCTTAAGACTTTTGGAAAAAACATGAATTTGCTGCATAATTGAAAATTAGCGTCTCACAACTTTTTACGAATATTTTATTTTGTTAGCATATTTTTTTTATTATTTTAATTTAAAAGTATTTAGGGATTTTTTATGTTAACAATATATATAACAAATGTTAACAGATTTTCCCCAATTTATCCCTAAATTTTGGTGTGACATTTGTGACATCAAAACAGATAACAAAAAAGATTTCAATAAACATTTATTAACATCAAAACACAAAAAAAATGAAATTTTAACAAATATTGAACATATTTCTCCCCAAAATCCCATAATACATATTTGTAAAAAATGTAGTAAAATCTATAAATCTAGAGTTGGTTTATGGTATCACGAAAAAAAATGTGCGCAAATAAAAGAGGATGAACAAAATAAAATAATATTAGAATCTGAAAATAATAATATAACACCAGAATTAATAATAGAATTTATTAAACAAAATCAAGAATTCAAGGATTTATTATTAGAACAAAATAAAACAATAATAGAATTATCTAAAAATAATAATACAACAAATATAAATTCTATGAATAATTCAAATAACAAAACATTTAATCTCCAAGTGTTTTTAAATGAAACATGTAAAGATGCGATGAATATTATGGATTTTGTTGACTCGATTAAAATCTCGTTATCTGATATTGAAAGCATTGGCGAGCTAGGATTTGTAAATGGAATGTCTAAGCTAATTATTAAGAATCTAAATGCCTTGGATGAGAATATGAGGCCAGTCCATTGTAATGATTTAAAAAGATCATCCTTATTTGTTAAAGACGCAAACGTATGGTCAAAGGAAGATGATAATAATAATAAATTAAAAAAGGCAATCAAGTCCATTGCCCATAAAAATATCTGTGCTCTTCCAGAATGGAGGAAAAAATATCCAGATTGTATTTATAGTGAGTCCAAAAAGAGTGATCAGTATAATCACATTGTAATAGAGGCTATGGGAGGTTCGGGAGATAACGATGATGAAAAGGCAGACAAAATAATATCAAAAATAGCTAAAACAATTACAATTGATAAAAAAAGTTAGATTAGGTTCTTTAAGTAGGTTTGAAAATATATAATATATGTTTCTTTAAGTTACTTTTCCGATATATATTCTAAGAATGTAAAAAAGTGTCTGGGAAAGTCAAAGGTCAAATCGATTTTGGACATTTATAAATGTCCATTTTTGAAAAGGGCCTTAAGACTTTTGGAAAAAACATGTTTTTGCTGCATAATTGAAAATTAGCGTCTCGCGACTTTTTACGAATATTTTATTTTGTTAGCATATTTTTTTATTATTTAATAAAAAAATATATTAAACTTATTATATATTGATAATATATAGCAATGATTAGCAATGAAATTAAGCAAAAATTAAGCAAAAAATATTGTTGTGAAATTTGTGACTATATTACCGAGAGAAAGAGTAATTTATACAATCATAATTTAAGTGCTAAACACATAAAATCAATGAATAGCAATGAAATTAAGCAAAAATTAAGCACAGACCATATTTGTGAAATTTGTAATAAGAAATATAAAGATTATTCTGGATTATGGAGACACCATAAAAAATGTTTTGAAAAAAAAGAATTAAAGGAATTACACGAATCAACTATAATTCAATATGAAAATACAATAACACCAGAATTAGTATTAGAAATTATTAAACAAAATAATGAACTTCAAAAACAAATGATAGAAGTACTAAAAAATGGCACAAATAATACAAATATTAATAATTCAATGAATAATTCAAATAACAAAACCTTTAACCTTCAGGTATTTTTAAACGAAACATGTAAAGACGCAATGAATATAATGGATTTTGTGGATTCAATTAAAATTCAGCTATCCGATATTGAAAGCATTGGCGAGCTAGGATTTGTAAATGGAATGTCTAAATTAATAATAAAACATCTAAATGCTCTAGATGAAAATATGAGACCAGTCCACTGTAACGATCTGAAAAGGTCATCCTTATTTGTAAAGGATGCCAACGTATGGGCAAAGGAAGATGATAATAATAATAAATTAAAAAAGGCAATCAAGTCCATTGCTCATAAAAATATTTGTGCTCTTCCCGAATGGAGGCAAAAGTATCCGGATTGTATTTATAGCG